GGCAATGAAGGATAGCGGCCTGTTCCCCGCCATTGATGCGAGCATGGCAACTATCTATTTCCGCGAGCTGGGGATTGACTACGATCACCGCGAAGTGTCCCGCAAACGTGACCTGTAAGGAGGCCCGCAAATGAGCAAGCAAATTGCACTCGAACTGCGCCGCTATCGCACGCTTACCGGCGCGGCGCGCAAGGTCGCTATCCGTGATTACCTGAAGGCGCAAGGCGTGGATTTTAGCGCACACGTTGACGTGCATACGATGAGCTGGGAACACCGGCAGCTTGTCGCCACGGTCGCTAAAGTGGTGGGGTTCCGCAAGTCCATCGGTTCCCCGTTCAGCCTTGGCACGGCATATTTTGTCTACCTGTCACGGGGGATTTAATGAAAACGATTTATACAGTTTTCGCCTATGGCGTGTGGTGGCATAACGACAGTGCGCTTAACGATTACATCGTTGACGACTTCGGCGCTTTGGTATTGCGCACCTGGGATCAATTCGCGGTCGCGTTTGATGTCTGTCTGAAGCGGGGCAGCGCATGAGGGACGCCGCCGCAATTGTCGCCCAATGCTTTGCAGGCGTGGCCGGTATGGCGCTGGGCGGTTATCTGATGTACCGGCGCGAGACGTTGCCGGAACTGGTCAAGGTGCGCCGTATCTGTGGCGCGTGTGCTGTGGTAGCGGCTGGCGTGTGCGTCGCTATCCTTCTTTGGGGGATTTAATCATGTGGTACATCACTACGGCCTTGCGCCTTTGGGTTGCGCTGGCTTGCGTCACGTGGGGCGGCGTGCAATCGCTCCTTAATCTTGGATTCGATAACCGCTTGCCGTGGGGGCCGCTGCTCATCGGCGCATTGCTGTGCTTCGTGGTCATGCCGGACGGCGGCACGCTCGAACAGTTCAAGGCGCACGCACAGCGCAAGCGCCAGCTTGCCGAAGATGCCCAGCGCCGCGCACTGGCCGCCATGGCGCAACGCTGAACCGCTCGCCCTAGCAGCACATGACAGGCCCGCCGCGTGCGGGCTTTGTTGTTTCCATGCGTAAATCTGTTGACAGGGTTTTTCCCTGTCGTCATAATGAAGGCTCATTCACAAACAAGCCTTAATCTGAAAGGGGCGAATCATGGCACTATATACCGCAAGCTACAAGGATGAACAGGGCGTTTTGCGCATTGGCGTATATGACACGAAGCGCAAGACCGGCGCTATCTGCTCCTTGCCCGCTCGCCTGAACAATCACGCTATCCCGGCACTGCGCGCATTGCGCGGCATCGTGGAAGGCCGCTCTATCGTGGCCGCGTCCAAGTGGACAGCGGTTGACGGCACGGCATTTGATGCAATCGGCTTTGCCGTGACTTCCGCAAACATCGCGTTTGATGAGGGCGGCGACTTGCTGGCCGAAGTCAACGCGCACCGGGAAAACGTCATTGACACGCTGCGCGAAAATGACCGCACGCACTTGCAAGCTAAAGCACTGGCCGCCTTTGATGCACGCATTGCCGAACTTGCCCCGGCCCTGTACGCGCTTGAAGGCGTGGCCGTAGAACGCGACAGCACGGCGGGCGACAATGGCGCATTGGTTGACGTGGAGCGCGTCATGGTTGACGGCGCAGTTATCGGCCACGTGTTCGCAGGCGTCAACCGTGGCCGCGTTGAGTTCAAGGCGCAAGCGCTGGGCGGCGTGCTGGTGGCGTGGAGCGACGACTTTATCGGCGCTGTGCGTGCACTGGCGGCACATGCCCGCTATTCGGCAGCAGCGGCCAAGGTAGGCCCGAAGGAGGAAGGCTATAACCTCGCCCATGTTGACCCGCTGCGCACCGCCCAGCACGCCATGGATTGCGCCCTTGACCAGACCCCCGGCGACGACGTAGGGGCGTCCCTCACGCTGGACTTGCCCACCGTTGAGCAGGGCTATACGTTCGTCATGTGGGCGGAAGTAAAGGGCGGCACGATGCGCCACACGCTGCGCGCCGACGTGACGGACTTTAAGCGCCTTTGCCTGCATTGGTCAGGCTTTGTTGAGAACGTGCGCGCAGCGCTGAACTAAGGAGGCGTTGCCATGCTTGAACCTGTAAAAATCGACACGCACGAAAGCGGCGGCATCACGAAGCGTTACCACGTCAAGACCGTGGCGGATGCGCTCGCACTGGTCAAGAAGGCTAACGCCTTCCATGTCCATGCACGGCACGATGCCATGCTAGACGGCGACACGGGACACTATAGGCCCGGCTACTATAGCGGCTGCGCCGAACTGACTAAGGCGGCCATGATCAAGTACATCAATGACGTATTGAGCACGGACGATAGCGACAAGCCCGAATATATGCCCGCTCGCCTCTACTGCTACAGCCTGCCGGGCCGCATGAACTACCAGACCGGAAAACAGGGCAGGCCACGCAAGCGCGTAACGCTGTACCTCGGTTAGACCCCTTTCCCGCCTCACCACAAGCCCGCCTAGCAAGCGGGCTTTTTCTATTCCCCTTCCGCATTCCTGGCCGGGCCTTTCCCATGGCCGGGCCTTCCCCATGGCCGGGCCTTTCGTTACCCCCTCGTGTGCGCGTGCGTGCATGGACGCCTATGCACAGCGCCGCCTGTACGCCTAGCGCAAGGGCTAGGCCGGGCCGCCTGCCGGGTAGCCCTGTAGCACAGACCCCACACTATACCGATATCCCCCTATAAAGCCTTTACCTAAAGCATCTTCCCCATAGGGGTATCTATACGTGCGTATGGGACGATATTAGGGTATATGGCTATGCGGGTATATGTCATGTATAGATCGCGCCTTGTAGATATGATTCTGTGCGTTCTAGGGGCATAAAAACAGAAGAGGCAAGGCGACAAGGTACTACCCCGGTCTGACCAGTGCCACGGGGGTGCGAAGAGCCCCGGCTCCCGCGCTTTTTCCGACGCCACTACTACACCAACACGGAAAAACCCTGTCAAATGATTTACTGTCCCGAATGTCCGAGAAAAACGGGGGTTTCTAATTGCTGCCAGCTTTTTCTTTTTTAATTTTTCTCAGCCGCTCGCGTAGTCATTTCTAAGAAAATCTAGGACATTCGGGACAAAAAGGGTGGAAATCGCCAGTTTTGGCCGGGATTGTCCACGATAAGGTGGGGTTTTGAAGCGCAGAGCCGATTGGAATTTATTTCGGCATTTTAATGATACCACCAACCGGGCAATAAAAAAGGGCGGTTTGTGGCCGCCCCGGTCGAAATTTACAGTTCTTCGTCGAATTCTCGCGCTCGCTCCTTCACATATTTTCGGATCAATTCCGTGTCAACAACCAGCTCGCCGAGTTCGTTGTGCCTCACCTCGATCCCGGTCTGGAACCGTTCCGGCAATTTGCTGTAAAGCGCATGGCGCTGGCCGTCGAGCACGCGAATCCGACCCAGCCACTCGAACTTTGCACGCGAGAGCATGGACGACATGGCTTTGCCTTTCGGGACTTCCATCGCACGCTCGTGCATGTGATTTTCCAGAATGCCCAGGGACAGCAGTTCTTCGGAGATCATGAAGTGCACCTTGTCCGCGATCATGTCCTGCAAGTCGATGACGAAGGTGGGCTGTGCTTGCTTGATCATGAACTTGCGAGCTGCGGTTTGCGGCGCATTGCCCAGCGGGTTGAAGTCTTCTTCCTGCTCGTGGTTCACCAGCCACTTGCGCAGCGCGCCCGCCGACGTTTGGATCGTGCGGTACAACTCGCTGTAGTAGTTCGGGTTTTCGTCCACGAATGCGGCCAGCTTTTCGCGTGACTGCCACTGCGAGAACAGCACGCAGTAGCGGCGGCCATCATCGTCCAGCGGCAGCGCGTCCTTGAAGTTCGAGAAGAACAAGTACGACGTGGTGTTCTTCGCCTCGTACACCGGCTTACCCTTCGGGTGCACTTCGATCCTGTCGTTGGTGATGTAGGGCTTCACGCGGTTGATCACCTCGTACTTGTTGTGGGCCTTGATCAGCCGGACTTCTTCAACGCACGTCAAGCACTGGCCGACTGCCCAATCGGTGAAGTTGTGTTCCAGGCTGTGCGCGTTCAGGAAGCGAACGTTGGTCTGCCCCATCACCGCTTGCATCAGGAAGCCGAAGAACGACTTACCATCACCCTCGGTGCCTTGCAACAGGATCGACCAGTTCGCGTGCTTGCCTGGGTTCTGCACGATCCATGAAAGCCAGTCCACGAAGATGCGGCGCTCGCGCTTGTCGGTAAGCAGGTGCCGCACGTGGTTCTTCACGCGCTCGATGGCCTTCTTGTCACGCGGCGTCAGTTCATCCGGCTCTTCTGGAATAAGGTGAGCCGGGTAGATGTTTGCATACGTCGCACCATGTTCGCTGAAGATGCCGTCTTCGCCCGGCTCGTAGCGCCGACCCTGGACGGTCTTGATCCTATAGACATTCAGCGCGAGCATGGACGCGGTGTTGGACGGCGACGACTTGCCATCCAGGCGGTCTTTCTTCGTCATGGCCTTGCGGTCGTACATCGCGTCGAAGCCCTGCTTGGTCACACTGATCTTGCGCTCGGTGCAGTAGAAGCGGTCGTCGCTCGTGTCGTACACCCAGGTCGAAACCCAATCCGGCATCCCTTCGTCCGCAGGCGAGTACGCGAGGCGCTTTTTGATCTCGCCCATCGGAACCTTGGTTCCGTTGATCGAGTTGAAGCGATCACGCGCAAGGTCGCACAAGCTCGAACGCTTCAGCGTGTCGATCTCCGCTTTGCTCGCTGCGTTGGCCGCCTTGTCCCACGCCGCCACGTCCTTTGCGTTGATGAACATATCCTTCAACTTCAGCAGCAGTGATTGCTCTTCCTCCTGGGCGGCCTCCTTCGACAACTGCATGATGAGGCGAGCGGTCAGCGGTGCGCGCTTTTTGCCGCCAATACTGAAACCGCCCCAGCGCGAGTCGAGTCCGTCGCGGTCGTAGTTGTTCGCTTCCTCGGCCCACTCGTGCCACATCTCCAAACCCTTGTCGTCGCCGTGGAACTGGTGGAACAGTGCCATGCCGATCTGAATCCAAACATCGTAGTCGTCCGGGTGCGGGATCGACATCAAGCGCTCGCGCAGCTCTTCGTCGCTGATGTCGATGGGTTGTGCGTCTTCGATAAAGGCGTTGCTGCGGTCGATCTCGCCATCGAATGCGGCGCTCCGCGTCTTGCGGTGCACCTTCCAATCCGATTCCTGGGCGGCGCGTTCCTCGAACCAGTCGATCAGCTCCGAGCACTGATCCTCGGTCAGCAGCGGCAAGTCTTCCGCGTCGATGGAGCAAGGGCCGCCAACGCTCACCACCTCACCATCGTCATCCAGCTCTTCGGCGGGCCAGTCATACGGGCGCATCGTGTCAGGGTGAATGTGGTACGCCACGAACTGCTGACCGTCACCGAGAATTTCGATCTGGTGCAGATCGCCCCACTCGTCGATGTACTTGTTCGTGCGCTTCTTCGTGAACGGCTTATCGGTGCGGAACAGCAGGCCGCGCTTCGGCGCGTTACCGATTCGCAGCGGGCCTTCGCCAATCAGCTCGCGCACTTTCTCTTCCGCTTCGAGCGCGATCTGCTCGTTGCGGATGTCCAGGTCGATGAACGGCGTGTTGGTCGTCAGGATGCCCACGCCATCGCGGTCATGGCCGTTCTCCAACCACTCCTTCAACTGCTTCTTCGTGGACTTCGCCTTCGACCAATCATCAAACCCTGGTGCCTTTTTGCCGACCGCGATTGGAATAATTTCGTAGCCACGCGCAAGCAGCTTGGCACCATAAGCTGCAAGGAAGGCTCCATTCTTTACGTCGATGTCATTGCTCATTACAGGTCGTCCTCTTCTTCCTCATACTCCATTGGGTACATCAACTGCTCTTTGCGGATTGCGTCTCGCCCGCACATCGCCTCGATATGTTCGGCGGCACGCTGCGGCACGCGACCTTCGCGCACAAAGCGCGAAAGACTGCCGGGGGTGATGCCGACCTTGACCGAGAAGGATTCCAGCGTGCCTTCAGTCGTGTGATCGAGCGCGAGTCGGCGCAGCATGTAGCTGATGCGCCGCTGCGCGAACAGCGCCTTCTTGTCCGGTCGGTGTCGGTCGTGGTGTTCTTGATGCCTGAAGTGAGGCGGAAATTTCATCGGTGGTGCTCCTTCGTTGACAGGGTTTTAGATGGGTTCTGAACGTAGCTCAGAAAAAGTTTGAAGAATTATTGCACAAATGCTTGACCAACCGCAACGTTGTCGGTATAGTTCGTTCCGTTGCAACACGAAATCACTCGGTTGTGATCTGATAGTGCACCACCTAGTAGGTGGTTCATTCTCTAAAAACCCCTCTAACGACTACATGGAGTCCGAAATTATGAGTATCGAAAAAGCCCTGGCCGATATGACCGCCGCCCTGATCGCCAACACCGAAGCTGTGCAGGCGTTGATCAAAGCACAAGGCGGCAAGGCACCGGCTGGTAAATCCGCTGACAAGGAAGAAGCCGAAGCCAAGCCAGCCGCAAAAACCACCGCAAAAACCACCGCCAAGACCACCGCCAAGTCGGACGACGGCGACGACGAAATCAGCGAAGAAGTGATGAAGGCCGCGCTGAACAAGGTCAAGGAAGAGCTGGGCAGCGACGAAGCCAAGAAGATCATCAAGACCGTCGCCAAGGTCGATAAGATGGCCGAAATCCCTGAAGGCAAGCGCGCCGCCATCGTCAAGAAGTGCAAGGAAACCCTGGAATCCGCCGCTGAAGAAGGCGGCGAAGGCGGCGACGACGACGGCCTGTAATTTGCCGTGACCGAGCACACATTCACCCTGGCGCAGATGCGTCAGGCGATGCAGGAGCGAGTAGAGTCTGGACACTCCGTATTCGCCCCTTCAGCATCGAAGATGTGGCTCAATTGTCCGGGGTCGCTGATCCCCAACCTGTTCGCGCCGGATGATGCTGGCGAGGACGCGGCCTACGGAACCGTGGGCCACATGGTCGGGGAAACGTGGCTCCGCGATGGCAAGAAGCCCTCTCACCTGCTCGGCACGAAACACCGCGTTGAAGCAGGTGAGGGGGTTTTTGTCATTGAAGTGGACGACGTGATGATGGAGTACGTTCGGCAGTACGTGAAGTATTGCGAGAACCTGCCCGGTCAGCACTTCGTCGAAGTCCGCGTGGACTTCTCTCGGCTCACTCCGATCCCGAACCAGGGCGGCACCGCCGACCATGCAGCGTGCAGTCCCGGCCTGCTGGTCATCACCGACCTGAAGATGGGCAAGGGCGTGCGCGTGTATGCGGAGAAGAACACGCAAGCGATGCTGTACGCGCTGGGGTTCTTCTATAAGTGGGACTGGCTGTATGGGTTCAAGAAGATCACTGTGCGAATCGCCCAGCCCCGAATGGACAATTGGGACACATGGGACATCAGCCGCGAAGAGCTGCTGGCGTTCGCAGAGGATGTGAAGATCAAGGCTGCTGCGGCGTGGGTTCAGAACGCACCGCGCCGTGCCAGCCCTGAAGCGTGCCAGTGGTGCCGCGTGCAGGCCACATGCACCGCGAAAGCGATTGCCGTGGTCAAGCTGACGGAAGGTATCTTCGGTGACACCACCGAGGTGACGGAGCAGGAATCAAACGACTTGAAAATGGGTCTTCGCTGCTTCAAGGACTACCCGAAGCCGCCCGTGGACGTGCACACGCTGTCCACCTACGACATGGAGGTGCTGTACAACTGGCGAGGATCGGTTGAGCAGTTCTTCAAGAAGGTGGGCGAAGAGTTGATGCGCCGCGCACGTAACGGCCACCCGCTCGATATGTACAAGCAGGTTGAGGGCGTCTCGCACAGGGCATGGCGGAACCAGAAGAAGACGTTGGATCATCTGGTGTCGCTGGGCCTGAAGCGTGAAGACTTGCTCTCCGAAGTCATCCCGTCACCAGCGCAAGTAGAAGACCTCTTGCGCAAGGCCGGGTACAAGACCAAGGAGCTGCCCGGATTACTGGACGGGTTGTTCTTCAAACCGCCTGGGGGTGCAACCCTGGCGCTGAAGACCGACCGCCGACCAGCTCTCGGAGACAAGTTTGAAGACGTGTTCTCCGACACAAGCGAACTTTGACAATGACACTGAAACCCTGAAAAGGAAATCGAATTATGGCACTCAAGCAAATTGACAGCGGCGAAAACTTCAAGATTTATCAGGACGGCGAGAACAAGTACATCCTGATCGAGAACGTCCGCCTCTCCTTCCCGGCCATCGGCCACATGAAAGAGAACAAGGACGACGACACCGGCAAGGTGTCGCGCAAGTACGCCGGTGTGCCAATGCTGTCCAAGAAGTCCCACGTTGACGCGAAGGACGCATTCGTCGGCCTCATGAACGAGCTGATGAAGAAGAACGAAGTGAAGATTCCACCGGAGTACCGCTGCATCAAAAACGGCGACGACACCGACCGCGAAGAGTACGCGGGCCACTGGATCATCTCCGCTTCCGAATCGCGCCGTCCTACCGCCCGCGACAGCAAGGGTAAGCTGATCCTCGACCCTGAAAAGGTCACGGACGGCGATGAAGTCGAAGCGATGCTGGACAAGATCGACGAGACTTTCTTCGCGGGCTGCTACGTCAACGTCCTGCTGCGTCCGTGGTATTTCAACGGCACCGCAAAGGGCGCGACGAAGAAGTTCCCCAAGCGTATCTGCTGCGGTCTGTCCGCGATCCAGTTCTTCAAGAAGGGCGATCCGTTCAGCCAAGGCCGCATCAACGACTCCGAAGTCGATTGGACCAGCGCTGGTTCCGACGAGGACGAAGACGACCTGGGCAGCAGCAAGCCGAATCGTAAGAAGGCCACCACGGTCGATGATGACGATGAGCTGTAACACCTCCATGTAGTACCGCAGGCCCGCGTGCATAACAGCCCGTGGGCCTGTTCTCGTTTAAGGACACACCAATGCCACGTGATTCACTCTCACAAGCCTATATCGACTCAATCGTCGATGCGGACAAGGAAGAAGCCACCTGCGACACGGAATGCTTCTCCGACTACTGGTGCATCGGCTTCCAGAACATCGCCACCAACTCGCAGGTGGTGTATGAGCTGTATGACGGCGTTGCACTGAACATCCCGAAGGTGCGGGCCATCTTGCGCAAGTACCGCATCTACACCTTCAACGGCGCAGGCTACGACATCCCCATGATCTGCCTCGCCATGTCCGGCGCGGACAACGAAACGCTCAAGCAGTGCAACGACGACATCATCGTTCGCCGTATGCCGATCTGGAAGCTGGCCGAGAAGTACCCCATCATCATCCCGGCGTGGCTGGACACCGTTGACCTGTTCGACGTTGCGCCCGGCGTGAAAATCTCGCTGAAGAAGTACGCGGCCCGCATGGGCATGAAGCGCATGAAGGAAACCCCGGTGCCGTTCGACAAGCCGCTGCGCCCGGTCGAGCGCCCGCAACTGCGCAAGCGCGTGGTCGAATATATGTTCAACGATCTGGAAGTGACCGCAGAGCTGAAGCGCCGCCTGCCGGACGAACTGCTGCTGCGCTTCGACCTGACGCGCCAGTACCGCGTGGACGTTCGCAGCAAGTCCGATGCGCAGATCGCGGAAGCCCTGATCAGTTCCGAGTACGAGCGCAAGACGCGGCAGCGACCGGAGAAGCCGACCGTGACCGCGATGACCTTCAGGTACACGCCGCCACAGTTCATTCGCTTCGAGACGAAGCAGCTCCAAGACATGCTGCACGTGGTCACGACCGCCGACTTCAAAGTGAAGGGCGGCCCGAAGCCCGACGCGCACAGCAGCGATGCGTACAAGAAGGCGTGGGGCGTGGTCAAGCTGCCCGAATCCATCAAGGCGCTCGACATCCAGATCAACGGCACCAAGTACAAGATGGGTATCGGCGGCCTGCACTCGAAAGAGAAGAAGCGCTCGTACATCATGGACGAGGACACCGTGATCGAAGACCGCGACGTGCGCGGCTATTACCCGGCGCTGATGCTGGCCTGCGGCTTCTCGCCTGCGTCCATCGGCGTGCACTTCACTCCGATTTTCAAACACTTCGTCAACACGCGAAACCGCTACAAGTCCCTGGCCGCTAAATTCGAGAAGCTGGACGCGGCCAAATCCGTTTCGTACAAGCGCGTCTCCGACGCCTTCAAGATCGTCAACAACGGCACGTTCGGCAAGACCGGCTCGCCGTACTCCGTGCTGTACGCGCCGAAGATGATGATCAACGTGACGATCACCGGGCAGCTCTGCCTGCTGATGCTGATCGAGCGCCTGACCCTGGCCGGATTCACCGTCATCAGCGCCAACACTGACGGCATCGTGACAGTGATACCGAAAGACCGCTACAACGAGTTCGACAACATCGTGTGGGATTGGGAGTTCGACACGCACCTCGCCACCGAGGCCGTGCGCTACTACGGCGTGTACAGCCGCGACGTGAACTCGTACATCGCGCTCACCTGCGACGCTGACGGCAACCCGGTCAAGGCCAAGCGCAAGGGTCTGTTCGCCAAGGCGGGCCTGCAAGAGAAGCACGACCCGACGTTCGACATCTGCTCGACCGCCGTGGTCAACCACCTGCTGAAAGGCGACGACATCGAGCGCACGATCCGCGCCTGCGACGACATCCGCGAGTTCGTCGGCGTGAAGCAAGTCGAGAAGCCGGGCGGCTTCTACAACGGCGAGCACCTGGGCGTGATGGTGCGCTGGTACTACAGCGTGGACACGCCGTATGCGTTCATCAGCAAGGAGTCCGGTGCTCGCGTGTCCGGCACCACCGGATGCCGACCGATCATGGACTTGCCGGACGATTACTCGGTGCCGGAAGACCTCGACTACGAGTGGTACATCCGCGAAGCCTACGCACGCCTGGACGACATCGGCCTGAAGATTCAAGACCCGCGCATCGCCAAGCAGCACGGCACCATGCTCGCATCGCTGCCGAAGCAGAAGACCCTGCACTACGTCCAGCGCGGCACGCGCATCGCCTACTGCGAGCGCGGCGAGAAGACCGTGCGCGATGCGTGGCAAGAGCACGTCTATGTGCCTGAACACATGCGCGTCTGTAAAACCTGCCGTGAAGAGCGCGGCTACGTGGATAGCGAGGTGGATCAAGATGCTGCCACTGCCTAACATGCGCCGCGACCTTGAGGTGAGCCTTGAGGAAGCGGTGATCGACTATGCGCACAAGCGCGGCTGGTGGGAAGGGAAGTTTGTCTGCCCAGGCCAAGTCGGCGTGCCGGATCGCATCTTCATCCGGCGCGGGCGCGTGATCTTTATCGAGCTGAAGAAGCTCGGCGAGAAGCCGAAGCCGAAGCAGCTCTCGAAGCACGCGGAGATGCGCAAGTACGGCGCAGAGGTGTTCTGGACTGACAATCTTGAGGAAGCAATGAGGATTTTGAAATGAGCCACCGTGATCCGTTTTTGTACGACATCCTGGCGCGCTTCGACGAGGTAAAGCTGAAGCGCGAGCAGATGCACGGCTACCAGGGGGAAGCGTACAACTTCCTGCGCGATAACCGCTTCAGCGGCCTCTTCATCGACATGGGCCTGGGGAAGACCGTCAGCGCTGGCACGCTGATCGCCGACATCGTGCACGGCCTGCTGGACGGCGAAGAACTGGCCGATGGCGAGAAGGTGCTGGTGATCGGCCCGCTGCGCGTGGCGACCGCGACATGGCCCAACGAGTTCGACAAGTGGGAGCATCTGGCCTCCATGAACTACAAGGTCGTGCACGTGGACGACGACGACCCGCGCCTGAAGCAAGCGTACAAGGCGGCGTGGGCCGATGGCCTCGAACGCCAGATGTTCACCAGCGAGCGCCAGAAGTACGCCAACACCGCGCAGGCCGCGTGCAAGGAGCGCCTGCGACAAGAGGCGGCCACCGACAAGGCCACCGTGCACTTCATCAGCCGCGACTGGATCGAGTGGCTGGTGCAGTTCTACCTGAAGCGCGGCAAAGGCTGGCCGTACCGCTGCGTCATCATCGACGAGTCGAGCGCGTTCAAGGATCACAACACGAACCGCTTCAAGGCGCTGCAAAGCGTGGTCGATTTTCCAGGCAACGTCACGCGCTGTCACATCCTCACCGCGACGCCCGCCGCCGAGAGCTACATGAACCTGTTCTCGCAGATTTACCTGCTGGACAAGGGCAAGCGCCTGGGCAAAGAGCTGTCGATGTATCAGCGCCGCTACTTCACCGAGAACAAGTACACGCGCAAGTGGGAGCTGCGCCCGGACGGCGAGAAGGACATCCTGGCGAAGATCGCCGACATCTGCCTCGTGATGAAGCGCGAGGATTACCTGCCGATGGTGCCGCCGCGCTTCATCGAGCGCCCGGTGTACATGACGCCCGACCAGATGGCGCTCTATCGCAAGATGGAGAAGGACATGGTGGTCACGCTCGCGGACGGCACCGAGGTGGCGGCCGAGTCGGCGGCGGCCTTGTCGGCGAAGCTGCTGCAAATGGCGTCCGGCGTGCTGTACAACACGACCATGGAGCCGGGCCTGGAAGAAGAGGACGACCACGCCAAGGTGCTGAAGATTCACCGCATCCACGAGCACAAGATCGAGATGCTGAAGGAGATCGTGGACGAGGCGCAGGGCAAGCCGATCCTGCTGGGCTATCACCATCGCTCGTCGAAGGAGCGCCTGAAGAAAGCCTTCCCGAACCTCGTCTTCATGGACAAGACCGGCAAGTGCATCAAGAAGTGGAACAAGGGTCAGATACCGATCCTGGCGATGCACCCGGCGTCGGGCGGCCACGGCTTGAACCTGCAAGACGGCGGCCACATCGTCGTCTTCTTCGACATCCCGTGGTCGTTGGAGCTGTACCAGCAGTTCATTGGCCGCCTGGATCGCCAGGGCCAGCTCGAACGTGTGACGGTCTTCCACATCGTCTGTAAAGGCACCCTGGACGAAGCCGTGATCGAAGCGCTGACGGCCAAGGACGACGCGCAGATGATGCTGTTTAACATCCTGCGGCGAATGCGGAAGAAGCTGGTGAAGCTGATGAAGGACGCGAAAGGTAAGGCCATGGACTTCGATACTCGCGTGGAGGCGCTGCTGGCCGACGAAGTTCTGTAAAGACCCCCACAGGGTTTTTCCCTGCTGTATGATCCCCACTTATTCAATGAATAGCTGGGGATTTTTTTTATGGCGAACAAGATAATAGAAAGGTTTGAAGTGCACGTCGGGCATCGTGCACAAGAAGCCTGCCTACTAATCGGCATGGCCTATCCCACCTACGCCGCGTACCGCAATGGTTCACGCGCCCTGCCGATCTACCACCACAACCACATCAAAGACATCATGCGCCTGCCCAGCCGGGAGCTGCGCGCATTGATCGCTGAAAGGATTGGCGAATGAAGCCACGTGAACACATCACTCGTCGGAAGAACGCCCACGCCGACGAAACCAGCAACGTGATCATGTATGAGGGCGCGAACCTGTCGCAGCTCTCCGTGCTGTTCCGCATGGATCACCGCGTCCTCGTCGAGAAGTTGCACCAATGTCCGCCGACCGGCGTGCGTAACGGCACCTCGATCTGGCGCATCGACGTGGCCGCCCCGTACCTCGTGCGCCCGATGTTCGACATCGAAGAGTATGTGCGCAAGATGAACCCCACCGACCTGCCGAAGATGCTGTCGAAGGAGTTCTGGTCGGCGCAGAAGATCAAGCAGGAGGTGCAGGAACGCGAAGGCAACCTGTGGCAGACCGAGCGCGTCGTGCGCGCCATCGGCGGCGTGATGAAGATCGTGAAGAACTCCGTGCGACTGTTCGTGGACGCCGTGGATCGCCAGTCCGAACTGAACGAAGCCCAGCGCCGCATCCTGAAGAACCTGGGCGATGGCCTGCTGAACGAGGCGTACCGCAACGTGGTCAAGGAATTCAGCGAGAAGCCGACCAACCCGGAGCAGCAGGAAGCCGTGGCCGAAATGATCTACGAGGTGAAGCAAGGCCCAGCGCCCGTAGTTGAAGAGGGAGACGACGATGAGCTTTGATACCCTGGATGACATCGTGATCGCGTGCGCGGATCAACTGCGCCCGCCTGAACGACTTAGCGTGTCGGATGCAGCCGCGAAGTACCGCAAGGTGAACTCACCCGGCGCGTATGTCGGCGACTGGCTCAATTCGACGACCCCGTACATGCGCGAGCCGATGGACGTGTTCGCATCGACCGAGTTCAACGGCATCGCCTTCGTCGGCCCGGCGCAGTGCGCGAAGACGGACGGCCTGATCATCAACACCACGCTCTACTCGGTCAAGATCGACCCGATGGACATGATGATCGTCTGCCCGACCAACACGGCGGCCCGCGACTTCTCCATGCGCCGTATCGACCGCCTGAACCGCGACACCGAAGCCGTGGGCGACATGATGATCCCCGGCTCCGCGAACGACAACAAGTTCGATAAGCACTACAAGAACGGCATGATGCTGTCGATCTCCTGGCCGACGCCGACCGAGCTGGCAGGTAAGCCGATTCCGCGTGTGGTCTTGACCGACCGTGACCGTATGCCGGACGACGTGGAAGGTGACGGCGAGCCGTTCGACTTGGCGATGAAGCGAACCACCACGTTCGGCTCCAACGCCATGTGCCTCGTCGAGTCCTCGCCGTCCCGCGAGATCACCGACATCAAGTACATTCTGCGCACGCCTCACGAAGCGCCACCGGCACCGGGCATCATCGGCCTGTACAACCGTGGCGACCGCCGCCGCTGGTACTGGCCCTGCCCTAACTGCGACCGCTACTTCGAGGGCAAGTTCGAGCACCTGAAGTGGACACGCGAAGAGGGCGAATCGAACACCGAGTCGGCAGAGAGCACGCGGATGCACTGCCCGCACTGCGATCACCCGATCCACGGCAACCACCGCTTCGAGATGAACGAGTGGGGCATGTGGGTTAAGGACGGCGAGTACATCAACAAGTTCGGTAAGCGCTGCGGCCAAGGTATGCGGTCGATGATCGCGTCGTTCTGGCTGCGCGGCGTGGCCGCCGCATTCGTCACGTGGAAGAAGCTGGTCAATATGTACCTCGACGCCATGGACGAATTCGAGCGCACCGGCTCCGAAGAGGCGCTGAAGAAGTTCTACAACAACGACCTGGGCGAGCCATACATCAGTAAGGCCCAACAAGAGCTGCGCGTACCGGAGACGCTGAAGGCCCGCGCAACGAAGCTGCCCGACCATCTGGCCCGCACGGTGCCGGAACACGTGCGCTTCCTCGCCGCCACGGTGGACGTGCAGAAGGGCGCGTTCGTCGTGCAGGTGAACGGCATCAAGCCCGGCGCACCGTTCGATATCGAAGTGATCGACCGATTCGAGATCAAGAAGTCCGCGCGCCTGGACGAAGACGGCCATCCTCTGCCGGTGCGCCCCGCGACCTACACGCAGGATTGGGACTTGCTGATCGAGCACGTGATGGACTTGGAGTACGAGCTGTGCGATGGCAGTGGCCGCAAGATGTCGATCAAGATCACCGGCTGCGACTCCGGTGGTAAAGCGGGCGTGACCGGCAAAGCCTACGAATTCTGGCGTCGGCTGCGCAACGAAGGCATGGCTAATCGCTTCGTGTTGCTGAAGGGTGACGGTAAGCCCGGCCAGCCGCGCACCCGCGTGTCCTACCCGGACTCGGAGCGCAAAGATAGTAAGACCTCTGCGCGGGGTGATGTCCCTGTCCTGATGCTCAACTCGAACGTCCTGAAGGACGACCTGAATGGTCGCCTGGACAGCCTGGAACCGGGCAAGGGCATGATCAACTTCCCGTCCTGGCTCTCCGACGCATGGTTCGCCGAATTGTGCGCGGAAGTGCGGGAAATGAAGGGCTGGATCAAAGTGAACTCCCGCAACGAGGCATGGGACTTGCTGTACTACTGCATCGGCCTGTGCGTATCCACCTACGTCCGTGTCGAATCGTTGGACTGGTCGAACCCGCCAAGCTGGGCCGCAGAGTGGGATCACAACGACTTTGTGCGTAAGGCGGATGAAGAGAACCCCTATGCAAACCGTGTAAAATCCGAGCCTGACTTCGCCGCAATGGCTCAAGCTCTCGCCTGAAAGGAAAACCGAAATGACTTGTACTCCCGACCCTGTAACCGCAGCAGCACTTCAGACCCAGCTTGACGAGGCGGTGAAGGCATACCACGAACTGATGACCAATCAAGCCGCCCGCGTGGTGGTAGACATGAACGGTCAGCGCGTGGAGTTCGCAGTGGGCAATGCGTCCCGCCTGAACTCCTACATCCTTCAACTGAAGCAGCAGCTCGGTTTGAATGTCACCGACCCGTGCGTGGGCGGTTTCATCCCTTCCGCTCCCGCAGGCTTCTACTTCTAAGGCACGACCATGGCAACCCGCAAACAGAAATCGCTCGCGGTGACTACCGCATCTGGCGGCGGCGTGGTGGAGCAGGCATACGGCGGTGGTATCGAAGGCGCAAGCCGGACAAGCCGCGAGATGCTGAAGTGGGTTCCACCTATCGTATCGCCCGACCAGCAGATCAACCACAACAAGGAGCTGATGGACGCACGTGGCCGCGACAGCGTGCAAAACGACGGCCTCATTACCGGCGCTGTTCACGTGCACCGCGACTCCATCGTCGGCGCGCAGTTCCGTCTCGTCTCCAATCCGAACTACAAAGCTCTCGGCGCAAGCGAAGCCTGGGCCAAGGCGTTCAAGGAAGTCGTGGAGTCGCGCTTCAACCTGATGGCCGAATCCGTGGACTCATGGTTCGACGCTGGCCGCTGCATGACCTTCACCGACATGATCCGCCTGGGCGTCGGCGGCTTCGTCTTTACCGGCGAGGTGCTGGCTACCTGCGAGTGGCAGCGCGATCAGGCCCGCCCGTTCAACACCTGCTTCCAGATGGTGTCGCCGACGCGCCTGTCGAACCCGAACGGCACCATGGACGACGCCAACATCCGTGCGGGCATCGAGCGCGACATCTATGGTCGCCCGCAAGCCTACTGGATTCGTCAGGGCTTCCCCGGCGACTTCATGCAGGGTGACGATCAGTGGAAGTGGCGACGTGTCCCGGCGTACTTCCCGTGGGGCCGCCGTCAGGTCATCCACATCAAGGAGTCGCTGCAAGCCGAGCAGACCCGTGGCGTGGCCGACATGGTGAGCGCGCTGAAGGACATGAAGATGACCCGCAGGTTCAGCGAGATCACGCTGCAAAACGCCATCGTCAATGCGACCTACGCCGCCGCCGTGGAATCGGAGCTGCCGAGCGAGGTGGTGTTCGCGTCGATGGGCGCTGGCGGCCCTGGCTTGAAGAACGCACTGAGCGAGTACATGGCCGCCATGACCTCGTATGTGAACGGCTCGAACAACATCAGCATCGACGGCGTGAAGATGCCGCACCTCTTCCCCGGCACGAAGCTGAACCTGAAGACCGCAGGCACGCCGGGAGGCATCGGCCAGTCGTATGAAGAGAGCCTGCTGCGCCGCATCGCCGCGCCGCTGGGCATCAGCGCCGAGCAGTTCACGAAGGACTTCAGCAAGTCCAACTATGCGGGTGCACGCGCCTCCATGTCGGAAACCGAGAAGTTCATGCGTGGCCGTAAGAAGACCGTGGCCGATAAGCAGGCGACCATGATGTACGTCTGCTGGCTGGAAGAAGAGATCAACCGCAAGGACTCGGTGATCCCGCTGCCGAAGAACTTCAACTTCTACGACCCGTACATGCGCGAGGCGCTGGTGGCCTGCACATGGATCGGCGCTGGTCAGTCACAGATCGACGAGACGAAGGAAACCCAGGCGGCGCTCATGCGCATCAAGGGTGGCCTGTCCACCTATCAGGACGAGATCGCCAACCTGGGCAAAGACTACCGCGCCGTGTTCCAGCAGCGCGCAAGCGAAGAGAAGCTGATCGAAGAGCTGGGCCTTTCGTTCAGCCTGGACGCGACCAAGCCTGGAACCAACGACCGCCAGCAAACCATGCAGGACGCGAACGGTAACGAGGACGATCAACCGCCTGCACGCAAACAAAAGGAGAAGAAGTAATGAGTGACCATCTGGCCCACAGCGCCGCGCAGCGCATGAACCTGCGCGAGCAATTCATCCACCCTTCCTACCAGGGCTTCAGCAACGACCTCATGATGATGTCGGCGCAGAACCCGGACGCGGCGAAGGAGAAGTTCATGTCGCATGTGCGCGGCGAGCTGTGCGAGGCGTATGGCTTCAGCAGCCGCGTGCAGAACAAGGCGTTTGCCTTCGCTGACGGCATAGCTATCATTCCGATGCACGGCTCGCTGATCAACCGCTTCGGCGGCTACTACGGCTACGTCACCGGCTACAACTTCCTGCGCTCGCAGTTCAACCTCGCCATCAACGACCCGGACGTGACCGCAATCGTGTTCGACGTGAACAGCTACGGCGGCGAAGCTGCTGGCTGCTTCGAGCTGGCCGCCGAGATCGCCGCCGCACGCGGCACGAAGCCGATCATCGCCATGGTCGATTCCAACTGCTACAGCGCCGCCTACGCGCTGGCGTCCGCCGCCGACAAGATCATCGCCATCCCGTCCGCAGGGCTGGGCAGTGTCGGCGTGGTTGCAATGCACATGGATATGAGCCAATGGCTTGACAAGATCGGCCTGAAGATCACCTTCATCTACAGCGGCGATCACAAGGTCGATGGCAACCCGTACCAAGCGCTTCCTGCGTCGGTGAAGGCCGATATTCAGAAAGGCGTTGACAAGTCCCGCGCCACGTTCGTGACCGTCGTAGCGCAAAATCGGAAGATGGACGAGAAAGTCGTCTATGATACCGAGGCCAAAACCTACCGTGCCGACGATGCAAAGGCGTTGGGACTGGTGGACGTGATTGCCGTGCCGCGTGCGGCGCTGCAAGCCCTGATCGACGGCGACGACATCGACGATGAAGTATCGGACGGTGAAGAAGCTAAAACGAAAACTGTAGCAACCACTGAACCTGTAAAGGAGAACACCATGGCTGACCAAGAAAAGACCCCCGACACCGCAGCACTGTCGGCAACCGCAGCAGCGAACGAGCGCGCCCGCGTGCAAGGCATCCTGAACTGCGAAGAAGCGAAAGGCAATCCTGCCCTGGCTAACCACTTCGCCTTCGCGTCCAGCATGTCCGTGGTCGAAGCCCAGGCCGCCCTGAAAGCTGCTGCGCCCGCCGCGCCGTCCGCTGAAGAAAAAGCCAAGGCCGAAGCCGACGCCAAAGCGAAAGCCGAAGCCGACGCCAAAGCGAAAGAAGAAGCCGACGCCAAGGCCAGCAAAGGCACCGGCTTTGAAGAAGCCATGAACAACGCTGATCACCCGAATGTCGGCGCTGATAAAGGCGGCAACGGTTCCGGTAGCGCGGTGGACACGATCATGTCGTCGTTCACCATGGCTACCGGCTACAAAGAGCCATCGAAGAAGTAAAATTCGGCCCGGCAGTAAATCTCTAAACCCTTTATAGGAGCATCATCATGGCAGACCAAAAGCCACTGAATCCTCGCCAAGACCTCGCAATGTCGGAAGTCTTCGCAACCCGCAACGGCCCGCTGCAACTGTTCATCGGCGGCGTGGACGTGGCAACCGATTCCGGCCTCGCCGACGCGGCCATCGAGAAGTACGCACTGATCGCCATCCTGGCGACCGGCCACGTGACTCCGTTCGTTCCTGGCACCCATACCGGCGTCCAGGCAGCGGTGGCCGCCCAGCCTGTCGCCATCGGTCAGGAATGCCCGTACTTCCTGTCCGGTCGCTTCAACCACGAAGCAATCGTGTGGCCTGCTGGCGCAGCGCTGGATACCTACGTCGAACGCAAAGCACTGCTGGTCGGCTGCAAGGTGCAAGTGGGCCATCTGAACTAATCGGCCATTCGTATAAACAGTTTTAATCAATAAGGAGCAATACCATGGCTGATACGGCTAACCTGTACGACCTGATGACCCTGCAAGGCGTATCCCGCCGCGTCAAGGTCGCCCCGGCCTTCTGGCTGACCGAGTTCTACAAACAGCAGATCAACTTCGATCAGGAGTACATCTCGTTCGACCGCGTGTTCGAGGACAAGCGCTATCTGGCACCGTTCGTTGTCCCGAACGTGTCGGGCCGTCCGAACCGCCTGCAAGGCTACACCTCGGAACGCTTTAAGCCTGCTTACACCAAGCAGAAGGACATCGTTGATCCGACGATGCACATGGAGCGCATGGCCGGTGAAGCCTACGGCGGCACCTTGTCCCTGCAACAGCGCCGCGATGCAGTGATCGCGTACCTGATCCAGACGCAGAAAGAGAAGACCCAAAACACCTGGAACTATCTGGCTGCACGCGCAACCATCGACGGTCAAGTGATCATCAAAGGCGAAGACTACCCGGAAACTCTGGTGGACTTCCGCCGCGATGCGTCGCTGACCTTCAACCTGACTGGTGGCGCGACCTGGGATCAAGGCACCGCGAATCCGCTGGAAGACATCAAGGACGCCCGCAAGCAGGCGAACGAGCTGTCGGGCGCACGCATCTCGCGTCTGGTCTTCGGCGGCAACGCCTGGGAGCTGTTCACCCAGCGCGTCGATCTGAAAGACCTGATGGACAAGACCGTGGGCGGCGTGCAGGCGACCGTGACCCGCATCAACTCCCTGACCGATGGCTACGAAGACAGCATCGAGTACATGGGCACCATCGCTGGCGTGTCGGGCCAAGGCCGGATCGAATGCTGGGTTGACACCACTCGCTACATCGACCCGGACACCCTGGCCGAAACCTACTACCTCGACACCGACACGGTGGTGGGCGTGAGCGATATGATGTCCGGCGTGCGCTGCTTCGGCGCGATCCGCGACAAGCGTGCGGGCTTCCGCTCCCTCGATATGTTCTTCAAGAATTGGGACGAGGAAGACCCAAGCCAGGAATACCTGCTGACCCAATCCGCGCCGCTGATGGTTCCGCGTGAACCGAATGCGACCTTCAAGATCAAGGTCAAGTAAGCAGTGACAGCAGGCCGGGGAGCGATCCCCGGCTTCAACATCTCATAGACTCCCAAGGAGAGCACCATGCCTAAACGTATCGCAGTCAATACCATCATCCTCCACCGTGCAGGCGTAGGCCGCGTCCGCGTCCCTGCCGGTAAGCTGTTCGACTTCACCGCCGCCGAGCTGGAAACCCTGAAGGAAACCGCGCCGGATTCGATCCGCACCCCGCGCAACGAAGTCGAGTCCGTGCAGGAAGTCGAAGTCCCGAAAAGCCAAGCCAACCAGGGCGGCAAGGGCGGCAAGGGCGGCAAGCAACAGCAGTCGGCCAAGGTCGAATCGAAACCTGAAGGCGACGGCGAAGGCGCTGATGCCGGTGCCGGTGCTGGCGGCGCAGAAGACGAGCTGTAATCATGGTGGACTTCGCAGCCCTCATCGCACGCAGCCGTCGTGTCGTGCACCGCACCTTCGCATTCGCTTGCGAATACGCGGACGACGTGGTTGTTGTGCCGACCCCGCTGCGAGTCCGCTGGCACTACAGGCAAGCCCCAATCGGCGACATCGAGAACACTGGCTATGCCATGGTCATCGACGAGATCGAGAAGGCCATCTTCGATAAGGACGAGCTGCTGGCCCTGGGCATCACCATCAAGGCCGGTGGCCGTCTCACCGTTAAAGCGCCGGGCTTCGAGGCCGTTCTGGCAATCGACTCACAAGACGATCAGCCGGGGCCGGTCAACGAAGTTTGGCGCGTGGGGAAACTCCATGCCGGACTCGCTCCTTGACACTGCCGCCTTCATCAACCATCTGCCGGATGTAGTTGAGAAGGCCGCGCAGCTCTCCATCAATCAGGTCGCCACACGTGGCGGCCTTTCTCTTATCAAGAACGACATTCTGGAACACATCCGGTTCCCGAAGGACTACCTGACTTCCGACAGGCTGGCCGTCACGCAGAAGGCCAAGCCCGGCCAGCTCGAAGCCGTGATCGGTGCACGCGAGCGTCCGACCTCGCTGGCCCGCTTCGCGTCGCCCGGCACGCCTATCGGTTCGCGCCTGAAGTCCGGCGTGCACGTGCAGGTGGCCGCACGCGGCGGCAGCACCACGTTCAACAAGGCGTGGCTCGTGCGCCTGAAGAACGGTAACGTGGGCCTCGCAATGCGGCTCACTGACGGCAAGCCGTTCGATAACAAGAACAAAGCTGTGACCTCGTGGCTCATACCGGACAAGGTGGCGCTGCTGTACGGCCCGTCCGTGGATCAGGTTTTCCGCACCACCAGTGAGAAGGTGGCCGCCCCCATCGCCACGATGGTCACGACCGAATTTTTCCGACAATTTGAAAGGCTCTCGAAATGATTGATCCATCCCGCCCACTGCCGAAGCGACTGGCCGTGATCAAGGCGATTCAAGAACTGCTCGCCACCATCACCAGCGCCGAGGGCGACGCCTTCGACATGGACATGAGCAAGGTGATGCGCAGCGTGGTCTTGATCGGCTCCGAACACCGCCCCGCCCCTGCCATCCTGTCGGTACTGGAAGCGCCGCGCCCCGACATCGCGTTCTTCGCCGACGACGGCCAAGGCCGCGCCGACAACTGGACGCTGCTGATTCAAGGGCTGACCCTGGACGACAAAACTGCAAACACCAAAGACGACGCCTACTTCTTGCTGCAAGACGTGGAGCGGCGTTTGGCCCGTATTACCGCTCTGAAGTCCGGGGGCAGGATTGCATACCCTGATGTCTATAAGCTCGATGGTAAGATATCGGGCGTCGAGATTGGCGCTCCTGTGGTACGCCCGCCAGAAGCCCAAGTATCGAGCTTTGCATTCTTCTACTTGCCTATCCGCGTTGGCATGGCAGTAGAGATTGGCGAGTAGAAGAACCGCTCGCATTCCCTGTAATTGAAACGACCTTTAAAGGAGAACTACCATGGCAGGCCCAGGTAAAAACTACGTGCTCGGTAAGGGCAAACTGTACTTCGATATGATCGAGCCGGGCAAGACGGTCGGCATCGGCGAGCGCTACTTCGGCAACACCCCGGAGCTGTCGTCCGCCCAATCGCAAGACACGCTCGATCACATCGACGCCGACCAAGGCATGAACGTGAAGGACGAACAGGTCACGATCTCCAACGACATGACCTTGACCTTCGCGTCCGACAACATCGAGCCGGACAACTTCGCCCTGTGGTACGGCGGCGACGTTGACAAGATGACCGTGGCCGCCGCGCCCGGCATCACCGATCCTAACCAGATCACCCTGAAGCGCGGCCTGTGGTATCAGGTCGGCGTGGACGCGGACACTCCATCCGGCACCCGCAACATCAGCAACGTGGTCATCTCCAAGGTCGTGCCGCCAGTCCCACCGGCAACCGATCCGACCCTGGCCCCGATCACGAACGCGAACAACGTGGACGTTGATCTGGTACGTGGCCGCATCTACATCGAGCCGGATGCTCCCGATCTGGTCGATGGCGATGTGCTGTCCGTGACCTACGACCAGGGCGGCATCACCCGCACCGTGATCGTCTCGAAGGGCAAGGAAATCCGTGGTGCGCTGCGCTACATCGCGGACAATCCTGTCGGCCCGAACAGCGACCACTTCTGGCCGTATGTGAAGCTGACCCCGAACGGCGACTTCGCGCTGAAGGGTGACACTTGGCAGCAGATGTCGTTCACCGCCGAAGTGCTGAAGAAGGACGGCACCACCGAGCGTCTGTACATCGACGGCGTTGCTGCACCTTAAACCATAACAAGGAGAACCCGAATGTCACTCATGGACTTTGTAGTACCGAAGACCACGGTGACGTTCGGGGCCGCAACCGTAGATGTACGCGGTGTGGCCCTGGACGACATCACCTTCCTGCTGCGCGATCACCTCGTCGAAGTCAACCGCCTGATGGCGATGTACGAAGACGAAGAGAAGCGCAAAACTGCAATCGCACAAGCGGCCACGTTCGCGGTGACGCTGATCTCCGAAGCACCGGAGCTGTGCCACCTGCTGATCGCACGCTGCGCCGACGAAGCCGTCACGCCAGAAGTGATCGCCCATGTCGCCACCTTCCCGCTCGGCCTGCAAGTCGAACTGGTGCAAGCGATCTGGACGCTCACCGTTGAAGAAGCGGGCGGCGCAAAAAAGTTGATCGACAAGTTTATGGGTCTGGTGACTCAGGTTCGTCCGGCGACGCTGACCGGGGGCTAGAACACCTTTCACGCGCAGAGCGATTCCACAGGTCGCTCCGCGTGACTGCAAGCCTGCTTCTCTCTGAGGGGCATCGCTTCGCAAGCCGATATCCCTTGTCGAAACTGTGGTACGAAGCTGATCTAGTTCGTGAACGCATCAACCGCAACTACGTCACCGAAGTAACCATCCTCTCTACTGTCATGTCCACGCGATACGGTGGCCGGGCAGCAGGCAAAACAATCTCCGACCTCATCCGAAAGCTCCAAAATGGCTAATCAAACTCAAGACGTTGAACTGCGGATTCGGGCGACAAACTACTCCAAGAAGACGACCAGTGAAGTAGCGGACTCCCTGAAAGAACTCGCCAAGGCACAGGAAGCGCAACGGGCCGCCGCCGAAAAAGGCGAGGCGACCGTGGCCGACCTTGAGAAGAGTTACACCCGAATGGAGAGCGCTGTGAAGGCGCTCTTGTCGCAACAGGCTCTCATCAAATTCTTCGAGGCGCAGTCGCAAGCCCTGGCCGACACCGAGGCCCGGCTTGAAGCAGCGCGCAAGGCGCAGAAGGACTACGCCGACGCGCTCGACCCAGCGGCCAAGCGCACGAAGGAGCAGACCGCAGAACTGAAGCGACTGGCGAAGGAAGTCTCCAATTCGGAGAAGGCGTTGGATCGCATCTCGGCCAGCGTGAACACCACGACTGGCCGGATGGACGCCTTCGGCATCAAAGCTGCGACCGTGGCCGACAGCCAGCGCACCATCGCCGAAGCCGTCGATCTGGCGAACAAGTCGCTCGCCAAACAGGAGGCCGCGATTGACGGCACCGACGCCGCAGCGAAGAGCCGCCGTGACGCGCAGGCCCGCCTGGAAGAGCGTCAGGCCCAGGTGAAGGCCGAAGTCATCTTCAACAACGCCGTGCGCGCCGCAGCCGCAGCGCAAGAGGCAGAGGCCCGCGCAGCGCGTGAGAGCGCCGACGCGGCCCGTATGCGCGACGTGCAGCACGAAGCAGACATGGAGGCGCTGTTCACCCGCGAAGCGAACAAGCGCACCGCCGCAGTCGAGAAGCAGGCCAAGGCCATGCGCGACGCCGCCGACGCCGCCGAGCGCCAGATGCGTGCATCCGGCAGCACCGCCGCAGCAGGCACCGGCCCGGTGTCCACGCCGTCCGTGCGCCAACAGGTGCAGGACATCGCCGAACCGAACGCCGCAGCGCTGCGCACCGTCAACGGACTGGCCGACGCCATGGGTCGCCTGGAAGCCCGCGTGTCCGCCGTGCGCGGCCCGGTGCGCGACTATCGCGGCGCGGTGCAAGAGGCCGCAGCGGCGCAACGCTCGCTCGCCCAGGTCGCAGGCCAGATCGACACCTTCAACGCGCAGATCGCGGCGATCCGCCAAGCCCGCGCCGAATACGCGACCGCACGCGCAGCGGTGGCCGCCCTGGTCAGGGAAATGCGATCCGGCGCTGCTGGCGACGATGTGACCACGCGCCTCGCCCGCGCACAGAACACGCTCGACCGATCCGCCGCATCGTTCAACGCGCTGTCGGGCCGCGCCCGTGAGACGCAGGCCGCGCTGCGCGCCGCAGGCGTGGACACCCGCAACCTGGGCGACGCGCAAGAGCGACTGGTGGCCGAGGCGGGCCGTGGCGCGAACGCGATGAACCAGCTCGCCGAGCAGGTGCGCCGGTACGGCCAAGCGAACAACGACGCGAACGAAGGTGGCCGCACCACCTTGTCCTTCTTCCAGCGTATGCGCGGCGAGCTGCTGTCGCTGGTCGCAACCTACGTCGGCCTGCAAGCGACGATTGGCCTGGGCGGCAAGGTGATCGACACCTTCAACGAGAACCAGGGGATCATGTCCCGGCTGCTGGTCGAGAACCAGGGCAACGCGAAACTGGCGGGCGACGAATTCAAATACCTGCAAGAGCAGGCCGACCGCATCGGCGTCAACTTCGCCAAGACCGCACCGGCATTCGCCAAGTTCGCCATCTCGGCGAAGCAGGCGGGCATGAACACGCAAGAGACGCGCTTCATCTTCGAGAACTTCGCCAAGACCGCCGCGACGCTGAACCTGACCGGCGCTGACACCGAGCGCGTGTTCAAGGCCATCGAGCAGATGTTCAACAAGGGCAAAGTGCAGGCCGAGGAACTGACGCAACAGCTCGGCGACGTGCTGCCGGGCGCGGTGCAGATTTTCGCCAAGGCGCAAGGCGTGAGCGTCGAAGAGTTCCAGAAGATGATGGAGAAGGGTCAGGTCGGCGCGAACATCCTTGTGGCCGTGGCCCGCCAGCTCGGCGATGCGTATGCGGGCGTGAACGACGGCACCGTGAAACTGGCCGCCGCCCAGGCGCGCTTCGAGAACGCGATCAACCGCTTCCTGACCGACATCGGCAACAGCGGCTTTATCGACGCCTACCAGGGCTTGCTGGATCGCCTGACGACCTTCCTGAACGACGGCAGCGCGGGCAAGCTGGGCAAGGCCATCGCTGACGGCCTCACGCTCGCCATCAACGCGATTCAGATTTTCGTGGACAACCTCGACACGATCAAGACCGTGATGATCGCCATCCTGGGCCTGAAGTTCCTGTCGTTCCTGACCACGCTGCCGACGCTGTTCAGCGCCGCCATCGCACCGATGGTCGCCTGGAATGCGCAGATGATCGCAATGAACGCACAGCTCGGCGCGTTCACGGCGGCCAGCGCGATTGCAGGCACGGGCGCTACCGGCTTCGCGGCGCTGTTGGCCCGCCTCGCGCCCGCCATCATGAGCGTCGGCACGGCGCTGCTGTTCGTCGCACGCGCACTGCCGGTGATCGGTGCGGCCATCGCCGCGTATCAGGTCACGACCGCGATCCTCGACAAGCTGGACGACAACGTGCGCCAGCGCGTAGTGAAGTCGATCAGCGCGACCGACAAGGCCGTGGCCGATGCACAGAAGGCCGCTGACGCCCGCGATAAGGCCCGTGGCACCGCGAAGGAGGCCGAGACGCAGAAAGAGTACGACCGCCTGCGCACCATCGCTGTGAACTCGATTAACGCGCAGAGCAAGGCCGTGCAAGAGGCGAAAGACAAAGGCGTCGATCTGACCTCGATCATCAAACCGAAGCAAGCGCCCGCCGAAGCGACCGCCGACCCTGGCGATCTGCACAGCGAGCAGAACGCGCTGCGTGCGCTGAAGGGCGAGCTGGCGAAGGAGGACGCGAAGCTGGACGCCTCGATCAAGAACCAACGCCTGAAGTCGGCGAAGGAGGAACTGAACGAGCGCCTGAAGATCGTGGACGAAGAGTACGCGCAGCGCCGTGACGCGGCCAAAGCCTTCTACAAGGATCAGGCCAACCTGACCGCCGCGCTGACCGAGATCGACCAGCGTGCGAGCAAGGCGCGACTGGCCGAGACGATGAAGTTCAACAACGAGCAGGCCAAGCTGGGCAAGGCCGACGCCGACCGCCGCGAGAAGCTGGCCGCCGACCTGACCGCGCAGATTTTCGACTTGCAGGCAAAGCTGGCGAAGGACTTGGCGCAGCAGAAGGGCTTGCAGATTCCGATTGAGGATCAACTGAAAGCCGCCGAAGACGCGGTGCAGAAGACCTTCACCGAGATCGAAAAGAAAATCCGCGAGCTGGGCAAGACCGGCCCGCAAGGTGCGGCCATGGCGAAGACAATGCTGGCGCAGCTCGACCCGCTGAAGGATCAGGCCAAGCAGATCGCGGCCACGAACGTGTACCGCGAGCGCGCCAACGAGTTGAACGACGCCTTCACGAAGAAGCAGGAAATCCAGAAGATTCAACTGGACGAGATCAACGCCAAGTACGAGCAGGGTCAGATCACGCTGACCCAGCGCACCGACGAGATGAACCGCGTGGTGCAGGAAACCGGCCCGGCGCTGGAAGCCGCTGGTCAGACTGCCCTGGACTTCCTCGAAAAGTCCCGCGCCATGCTCGACCCGGTGATGTACGAGCGCATGACTGCCGCGATCAAGAACGGCGTGACGAAGGCCAACGTGGACGCCACCGTGGCCGCGAACAACTACGCGCTCACGCAGACCAACCTGAACACCGTGTTGCAGCAGCAGGCCCGCGACATCGAGCGGATCGACACCATGCGCAAGCTGGGCATGATCTCGTCGGAAGAGCAGGCCGCCATGCTGAACCAGTCGCAGGACGAGTATCAGCAGAAGATTCTGTCGATCACGCAATCGCTGCAAGACCAATTGCAGGTGCAGTACGACCTGGGCGTGATCAGCCAAGAATCGTATCAGCGGCAGAAGGACGGCATCGACCAACTGATCTTGTCCACGTCGAACGCGCAGCAGGTGACAACGCAGCTCGAAGACACCATCGTCAACTCGCTGGCGCAGAACGGCCTCACCGCGTTCGAGAAACTTGGCGAGGCGATTGGCCGTGTCGCAACCGGCGCGGACAGCATCGGCAAAGGCTTCCGCAATGCGCTGACTGCCGTGGGCCAGTTCTTCGCTTCCCTGCTGCGCGACATTGCGTTGGCAATCGCCAAGCAGCTCATCCTGAACGCCATCGCGTCCTGGGGCGGCGGCATCGGCGCGGGCGCTGTGAAGCTGGGCGGCGTGGCCGCAGGCACGAACCACAACGGCGGTATCGCGGGCATCAACACCACCACGACCCGTCGCGTCGATCCTGCGATCTTCTCGACCGCAGCGCGCTATCACACGGGCGGCGTGGCCGGTTTGCAGCCGGACGAGGTGCCAGCGATCTTGCAGAAGGGTGAAGAGGTGCTGACCCGCGACGACCCGCGCAACCGTGCGAACGGCGGCTTGGCTGGCGACAGCGGTGCAGGCATCCGCATGGTGCTGGTCGATGACCGCAGCTCTGTGCCGGAAGCGATGTCCGGCAGTGACGGCGACCGCGTGATCGTCCAGGCCATCCGCCGCAACGCCGCGTCCATCAAACAAATGATCAAGTAAGAGGAAGACATGACCCTTCGTACACCATTCGACTTTGCGATTGACCCGCCACCTGCCGATGGCGAGAAGCGGGTCGCGCCGACCGATCCAATCGACGCGGCGCTGGGCGATCACACCTACTATATGTCGCGCCGGTTCTACTTCGAGGACGGCAACTACACGCTCACGATTGACGCCGACGACGCCGCGACGCTGTGGATCGGCACCGTGCAGCTCAACTCGCGCATCGTGGCCTCCACGCAGCTCGGCTCGCCAACGACGGCGTTCCTGAATATCCCGCAGGGCGACTACCGCCTGGACGTGATCCTTCAGAACATCCCGGCGAGCACGCCGTCGTACTTCACGCTCGTCATCAAGCGCGGCGACGAGATCATCTATTCGTCGGCACGCGAGGGCTGGCTGCTGGACGACTCGGCGATCAGCGATGACGATCTGCCGCCGCCAGCGGACTACAGGTTTTCGCTTCCGATGTTCACGACGCTCCCGAACTGGCAGAACGGAGTGACCGAGCGCCTGTCGTGGATGACCGACGTGCTGGAAAGCGAGAACGGTTCGGAGCAGCGCCGCAGCGTGCGCCGCAATGCGCGTCGCCAGTTCGAGGCGGGCTTCATGCGTCAGCTCTCGCACCGCAACCGCCTGGACGACTTCTTCGTGGGCCTGGGCAGCGCGGAGTTCATGCTGCCGCTGTGGCACGAGGCGGTGCACATGAACGAGGGCATCGACATGGAGGCGAGCGGCGTGGCCTTCCCTGACGGCGAGCTGGAATACCGCGAGTTCTACAAGGACGATCTGGTGTTCGTCAACAACGGCAACCCGGACGACTACGACATCCTGCAAGTCGGCGACGTGGACTACGCGAACAGCCGCTTCTCGTGGAAGTTCCCGCCGCCGCGTCCGTGGCCGATTGGCACGCGCATCTATCCAATGCGCACTGCGCGCCTGCTGACGCCACCACGCATGTCGAACATCACGGACACCGTGAGCACCGCCCAGGTGCAGTTCGATCTGTCGGAGCCATACAAGATCGCGGCCAACTTCGGCGCGACTGCTGGCGGCGAACCGTTCTTCGCGTTCTCGCCGGATCGCGCCACCACGCTCGACGTGAGCTACGGGCGCAAGAGCTTCACGCTGGACAACACGAGCGGCGTGCCGATCACGACCGACCATGGCCGCTTCACAAACGTCATCGTGCAATCGAAGTACCGCCTGTTCGGTCGCATCAACGCGACCAAGCTGCGCCAGTTCTTCCAGGCCGCCCGTGGCCGCGCCGTGCACTTCTTCGCGCCGACCTTCATGCAGGACGTGTACGTGGTCGATGACGAGCTTCCGCTGAACGCGCAAGAGATCATCATCGAGCCGCAGGGATTCTATGACTACATGCTGCGCCCACAGCCGATCCGCATCCAGCTCGCCTTCCAGTTCTACGACGGCAGGCCGAGCGTGTACACGACGATTACCGGCGTGGAGCCGATCTACAAGAAGGACGCGGACGGCTCGAACTCGACGCCGTTGCAGACCGTGGCCGAGAAGCTGTCCATCGACCCGGCGCTGCCCGCGATTGCGATGAAGGATGTGAAGCGTGTTAGCTTTGTGGCCGAGTCGCGGTTCGATCAGGACACCTTCGAGATTCAGCACCACTCCAATCAACAGAGCGTCATCGACGTATCCATCGTCATGAAGCAAGCATTCAATCCACGCATCGGGACACCAGCATGACCTTCAATACTATCGAGAGCAGCAACGACCAGGGGCGGCCGATTTTCCTCTACGCTTTCAGCCTGGGGTCGGCCACGTGGCGCTACACGTCTTCCGACGAGGACGTGGAAGTGAACGGCTACAAGTGGACGGCCCTGCCCATCAGCGACGACGGCGTGAAGCTGACCGGCGAGGCGCAAACCGACGTGATGAACATCACCGCGCCCGCCCGCATCGCGCCAGTGCAGATGTTCATCAGCACGCCGCCGTCGCAACCGATCATGGTCAACATCTTCCACTACCACGAAGGCGACGCCGAGGCCGTCCTGGGCTACATGGGCGAGCTGATCCAAGTCGGCCAGCCTGACCCCGGCAAGGCCACGCTGACGTGCGATGCGATTGGCGCGTCCATGCAGCGCGACGGCCTGCGCCTGGGCTGGCAGCGCACTTGCCCCTACGCGCTGTACGACGCGCTCACCTGCCGGGCGGACAAGACTGCAAACGGGATCGCCTGCAAGGTGTACGACGTGACAGGGAATAACGTCACCTTCCAAGGCATCGACGATCTCGAAGACGACGTGCTGGCAGGCGGGTTTATCGAGTGGACGCATCCGGTGCGTGGACTGGAATACAGGGGTATCGAAACGCAAAAGGGTAGCGTGGTCGGAATGTTCGGTTTGGCCGATGATCTATACTACGGCCTCGAAGTCACTGCATACCCTGGCTGCGACCGACGCTGGGGAACGTGTCAGACAAAATTCAACAACCTTCCAAACTACGGCGGCGTACCGGATATGCCCGGCAAGTCGCCGTTCGATGGCAATCCAGTCTTCTAGGAGAACAACCATGATCGGCTTTCTGACTCGCCAGCTTATCGGCTTCGGTCGCATGATGCTGATGTATAGCCTGATGGGCGTGATGGGCTGGGACGATGCGCTGTACCTGATCATCGCCTCGATCATCATCAACCTCGCGCTTGCACCGAAACAGCAGCAGCCGCAGCCCACCGCATTCAAAGACATCGACTTCCCGCAGGCCGACGAAGGCACGCCGCAGTGCGTGGTGTTCGGCGACTGCTGGATCAGCGATTGGACGGTGCTCGCGGTCGGCAACTACCGCGTGACCGAGATTCACGCTGGCGGGGGCAAGAAGTGATCGTGACCATCCAAGACATCCGCGAGGCGGGCTTCTGTGCTCGCGGTGCGCGGGCCTGGGCCAACCAGCACGGCTACGACTTCCGCGACTTCCTGCAAAACGGAATGCCGGTCGAGAAAATGGAATCGTATGGCGACCACTTCTGCATGACCGTGGCCGCATACGTCCGCAACAAAAACAAAGAGGTGAGCAATGGGCAAAAAGGGTAGTGATGCCGTCACAGGCTACAAGTACCACTTCGGTATTCACATGGGCCTGTCGCGTGGCCCGCTCGATGCGGTCACGGAAATTCGCGTAGGCGACAAGACCGCATGGACGGGCTTCACGACCGACACCGGCCCACTGGACGTGCGTGCGCCTGACCTGTTCGGCGGCGACAAGCAGGAAGGCGGCATCGACGGCACTGGCGTGATCATGATGGGCAAGTCGGATCAGGTGGCCGACCCCGGACTCGTCTCGATGCTCGGCCACGCGCTTCCCGGCTTCCGCCGCATGGCGACCTACTTCTTCAACGGTGCCATCGCATCGAACTCGCCATACCCGAAGCCGTGGAAGTTCCGCGTGGTGCGCGCACTGAAGGGCTGGGACGGCGACGTGTGGTATCCAGAGAAGTGCGTGATCGACCTTCAGGGTGATCCGATCATCAACGAACTCGGCTTCCCGCAGATCGGCAGCGGCGCAATCAAGGCCATGAACCCGGCGCACATCATCTACGAGCTGCTGACCAACCGCGAGTGGGGCCGTGGCCTGCCAGCGAGCGCGCTGAACCTCGCGTCGTTCGCCGCCGCTGCCGACACGCTGTTCGACGAGGGCTTCGGTCTGTGCCTGCGCTGGAACCGCCGCGACTCGCTCGAATCGTTCCTGCAATCGGTGGCCGACCACATCGGTGCCGTGCTGTACTCTGACCGTTCAACCGCGCAGCTCACACTGAAGCTGATCCGCCTGGACTACGACCCGAAGACGCTGCCGATCTACGACGTGAGTTCGGGCATGTTGGACATCCGCGAGTCGAACGTGTCCGCTCTCGGCCCGGCAGTGAACGAGATCGTGGTCGAATACTTCGATCCGGTCAGCGCGAAGGTGCGCACTGTCGCCAACCAGAACATCGCATCGTTGCAGGCCACGAAGGGCGTGTTCAACTCGCTGAAGAAGACCTACAACGGCGTCTCGACATCTGCCTTGGCCCTGCGCCTCGCCCAGCGCGATCTCCGCACGCACGCAATGGCGCTGCGCAAGTTCACCATGACCTTCGACCGCCGCGCCTGGAAGGTTGCGCCGGGCAGCGTCATGCGCATCAGCGATCCGGTGCGCGGCATCAACGACGTGATCGTGCGCGTGGGCCGCATTGAGGACGGCACGCTGACCGATGGCACGATCACCATCACCGCCGTGCAGGACGTGTTCGCGCTGCCGAACGCATCGTTCATCGCCAACGAGCCGCCGAATTGGGTCAAGCCGAACAACAAGCCGACGCTGAAGGAGCACCGCGCATTCGAGGTGCCGTACTTCCTGCTGAACCAGACGATGCGCCCTGCGGACTTTGCGATCCTGCCGGAAGACGCGGGCTTCCTCGGCACCGTGGTCGCCAAGCCTTCCGACCTCTCCCTGGCCTACAACATCTTCGTGAAGAACGGCCCGGCCACTCCTGACGAACAACCGCCTACACCATGAGCAACGCAGACTACGAAAACAAAGGCTACGGCTCCTTCGCTTCGTTCGTGAAGACGGACGCGACGTACAGCTTCCTCGACTCCACCATCGAGTACACCGACTTCAACTTCGCCGTCACCGACGCGATCCAGCCGGGCATGGCCGCGCTGTGGGACGACGAGATTATCCGCATCGAGACGGTCGGCATTCGCACCTTCACGTGCAAGCGTGGCTGCGCCGATACCGTGCCGACCGCGCACGACGCTGGCTCGCTGATCTGGATCATGAGCGGCGCTGTCGGCAGCGACAAGGTGGAACGCAGTGCAGGTGAAACCGTGGCCGTGAAGGACTCGCCCTACACCATCGGCGGCGGCTCCATGCCGATCTCCGTGGCCGCGCCGGACGAGGTGACGTTCAACTGGCGCTTCTTCCGCCCGTATCCGCCAGCGCAGATGAAGGCCAACACCGCAGCGTGGTATAGCGGCGCGGCCATCAACGACAGCACCGGCAGCATGAACCTGACCTGGGTTGACCGCAATCGCGTCACGCAGGCCGACCAGCTTCTCGGCCACAACGACGGGCAGATGGAGCCGGAAGCCGGGACGACTTACGTGCTGCGCATCTACAAGCCGGACGGCACGCTGCTGCGCACGGAGCCGGGCATTCGCGGCAACTCGTTCATGTACCAGCACGCCAAGGCGCTGAAGGACTTCGGCTATCCGTCGAGCGCGGTGGACGGCTTCGCCACCTTCGTCGCCGAACGCGACACGTTCCAGTCGTACACCGGCTACGTGATCCCCATGCACGTCGAGCCGAGCGCGTCGGCGATCACGCCCGTGTGGAATGACTTCTGGCAGCTCGTGATCGAGACGCCTTACGTGTACAACGCACGCCACGGCTACGGTCTGAACGAAGGGCGCGGACTCGCCATGGCCGCCCGGCCTTCCGACCGCATGAGCGACGGCTACAACCTGTGCTGGCACTGGTGGACTACCGAGAACCAAGGCACGGAAGAAGACCCGGTGTGGGTTCAGGTTGAGCACAACGCGGTGCTCGCTACCGGCGACTACTCGCCATGGTTCACCCTGGAATTCGGCATCACGGAATTGGAGACGACGGTGAACGTGGCCGCGACCTCACTGTGGGACGGCGTGCGCATTCCCGACATCGGCTCCCTGGTCGGCAAGATCGCGCTGATCAACGAAGAGCTGGTGATCTTCAAAGAGCTGCACGGCGACGTGTACACGATTGGTCGCGGTGTTGGCGACACGATCCCCGCACGGCACATCGCGGGAACCGGCGTGGTCATGTTCGACTCCGTTAGCGTGGTCGATCCTTCGGCGCACGTGGTCGGCGAGCAGGTGGACTTCCGCTTCCAGCCGCTCACGTATGGCTCGCTGCCCGACATCAACACGCTCCCGGCGCGCAACGTCCTGCACTACAACAGCCGCGCACTGCGGCCCTACAACGTCGGCCAGCTCGTCGTCGGCGGTCGCCCATGGTACGAAGAGCATCAGGTCACGTCCGGCCAAGCGCTGCCGATCTCCTGGGCGTGGCGCAACCGCGTGACGCAAGGCGCGAACACCTACGACCACGCCTACCCGACGATCCCGCCAGAGGCCGGTGCTGAAGTCGTCGTCGAGTTCTACTACGAGACGCCATCGCCGACGCCGGGCAACCCGCCCATCGAGCATCCGCTGCGCGCCACCTACGTGACGCCGCAGACTGTTGGCGGTGTCGTGCAGGACGGCTTCTACAGCTACCCGTATGCGTTCGCCCAGGCTGACGGCGATGTCGCTGGCCGCGCCCTCGGCATCTGTGGCACGGTCGTGATCTACTGCCGCATCATGGCGATCCGCGAGGGCTACAGCTCGTGGCAGAACTACCGCATTCCGATCCGCGTCCCATCTTATCCTTGCTGACCCCATGGCGAACACAGACTACAAAGCATCCGGCACCGTCCCGGCCTCGCACTTCACGCCGCTGGCCGAGCTGAACGCGGGCGTCGATTACCTCGACCACGACATCCCGCTTGGCCGCACGAACTTCCCGTCCATCGACTCGCTGAAGATTGGCATGGCGTGCTTGTGCGACGACGAGTTCATGCAGCTCACCGGCATCACGTCAACCGGCGTCACCGTCAAGCGCGGTTGCGCGGACACCGTGCCTGCGCAGCACGGCCCTGGCGCGCTGATCTGGTTCTTCGATAACACGATGGTCGGCACCGATGCCGTCGAGCGCAGCGCTGGCGAGACGAACGCGGTCAAGTACAGCCCGTACACCATCGGCGGCGGCAACTATCCAATCGCCCTGTCGGAGATCGACAGCGTGACCTACAACTACCGCTTCTACCGGCCTTACCCGCCCGGCCAGATGAAGGCCAACAGTCAGCGCTGGTGGATCGAACAGACGCTCACCGCGAACGCGCCTAACCTGCTGCTCACATGGACGCACCGCTCGCGCATCATTGAGGCCGACCAGCTCGTCGATCACGACGTAACGAACATCGGGCCTGAATCCGGCACGACCTACACGGCGCGCATCTATGACGGCAAAGGCACGCTGCGTCGCACCGTCACCGGCATCATGAGCACGATCTACGACAAGTACGGCGACTTGATCCCGCCGTCGTGGAACTACACGTGGCAGCAGGCCATGGACGACTTCGGCTTCGAGAACCCGACCGAGGCGGAAATACTTGTGCCGGGCTACATCGACTTCTGCTCGACCCGCGATGGCTTCGACTCGTGGCAGAACTACCGTATCAATCTGAAGGTGGACAGCCAAGGCTTCTTCCTGAAGGTCGCGCAGCTCGCGGAGCTGGCCGCGCAGACGACCGCCGACGATCCGAACACGCCGTCGTTGAACCCCAGCCTGTTTGAAGGTCAGCTCGGCCAGATCGTCGCCCAGGCTCCCGGCCCGGACTTGGACGACGGCTCGATTGGCGCGGACGGTATGTTCGTGAACCAGCTCGCGCAAGGTGCAGGCCAAGAGACGAACTTCTACACGCCGCTGAACCGCAACCTGTTTGAAGCGCCGTATGCGTTCATGGCCCTGCACGCCGACTCGCCAGAGCAGCACATGCTGATCACCGTGGCCGCACGCCCGTCCGACCGCCTGACCGACACGCACGACATCTGGACGCGCTACGACTGGCCTACCGGCACCGGCAACGCGCTGTCGTACTCGAAGGTGGCCGACCCGCTGTTCACGCCATGGGCCACGGTGAAGACGGCCATCAAGCAGCTCGACACGCGCATCGACTTCGACAAGACCTCGCTGGTCGATGGTGTGACGTTCGACGATCTGCGTGTCGGCCAAGTCGCCCTGGTGGGAGCCGAGATGATCCGCATCGACGGGATCGACGAAACCGGCATCACGATTGCACGCGGCTGCTACGACACGATCCCCGCGCTGCACGGCGTCGGCGCTCGCGTGTGGTTCTACGGCGCGCAATACGGTCACGACCGCACCGCATACCCGGAGCGCATCGTCAGCGGCGTGCTGGGCGGCGCGGTGCAGGTGAAGATGCGGCCAAGCGTGTACGGCCCGCCGCTCGATCTGAAGGACGTGCCAACCGACCGGCTGCAAACCCGCACGCGCTCGATGCGTCCTTATCCGCCTGGACAAGTGAAGGCGAACGGCCAACCGTGGTTCAAGGGTGCGCAAGTGACCGCAGGCTCGCCGCTGGAACTGACCTGGGTTCACCGCCACCGCACCGCACAGTCGTGGAACTGCGTTGACCACAATGCCGCCGACCAGGGCGCGGAAGAAGCGCAAAAATACCGGCTCAAAATCAGCGTGTGGGTCAAGCCGAAAGTCGGCGCTGCATACGAGGTGCTGATCCGCGAACAGATCGTGGACGGAACCAGCTTCACCTACACCTACGACATGGCGAAGATCGACGGCTACCGTGCGGGCGCGGCGCTCGGCGTATGCGGCACTGTAACGGTCGGCATCCAGCTCTCGACGGTGCGCTACGACCTCGACTCGTGGCAGTTCTACGTGATCCCTGTCGGCCTGCCGTCGTACAAATGCCCGCCCGGACAACACCCTGGCGGCGGCCAGCTCCCGCCCGGCACCGGCTGGGGGAATGGCGACACCACTGACGACACTCCGGGCGGTCAGACGCCGGGCGGGTACAATCCTGGCGACGGCCAAGACCCGTCCGACAATGCAGGAGGCGACAACGGCACCGGCCCGCCAGCACCACCGATTGTGCCGCCTGAATGGCCCGATCCGGTTGATCCTCCACCGATTGACCCGAACGATCCTAACCCGTCACTGGCCGCCCATTGGGACTTGAATTGGGATAGGCATTGGGACGCATACACCAAAGACAACACAGGGAATTGACATGGCACGACACGAATCATCACGTTGGAAATTGAGCTACGGCTGGCTGCGCGGCGAGGACTGGTGGGGTGATCCAGTCTCGAACAACTTCTCGCTGATCGACTTGCTGCTGCATCCGTTCGTCGAGACGATGTTCGACACCGCGCCGCCGATCATCCCCACGGTCGGCCTGTGCTACATCATCGGCGCGAACGCGACCGGCGACTGGACGGGCAAGGAAGACAACCTCGCCGTGTACACCGAATTCGGCTGGCTGTTCTGCAAGCCGCTGGTGCGCGGCATCCGCGTCGGCTCCGCTGCGCCTGCTGGCTGGTTCTTCTGGAACGGCACCGAATGGACGGACGAAAAGAATGTCGTGCCTGACCCGCCACCGCTGCAAGGCCAGCGCTACGACGTGCTCTTCTCGGTCGGCTACGACGCGGAGCCGCTTGAGACGCTTGGCGGCGTGGCGCTGCCGCAGGACATGCTGCTGCGCGCCGATGGCGTGGACTGCGTTGGTCGCTGCAAGGACGCGCCAGCATTCGCCGTGGACATCGGCATCATGCGCAACTACACCGACCAAGTGGGCATCATCCACTTCATCCCAGGCTCCATTGAAGCGACGTTCACGGTGGACGGCGACAAGGCGTTCGCACGCGGTCAGGTTATCAGCTTCGACATGCCTGCGCTCTTGCCGGACTTCTGGCGCAACTACGGCGCGACGCTGCGCCTGATCCTGATGGGGGCGACGACATGACCGCGACATTCATTGACGGCTTTGAAGAGTTCAGCGGCAGCGGTTCGCCTACGCCGCTCTTGCAGCGCGCCGAGTGGACGGCCAGTGGCACGCTCACCATCGTCCAGGGTCGGTCTTCCGTGGCAGGCTCCGCAGCGCTGGGCGGCGGCAACGGCTCCGTGGAGCGGGCCTTCCCGTGGACGGGCGACAGGTTCAGCACCGGCTGCGCATTCCAGTTCAGCGCACGTGGCTCGATCATGCGCCTGCAACTCGGCGCTGCCGTGATCCAGCTTTGGGCCAATGAGTTGACAGGGACGCCGATGCTTAACGCGGCACCGGGCGGCGCGCTGCCGACCATCAACCGCTGGTACTACTACGAGCTGCGTGTAAGTCGTTCTACAGGGACGTGCGAGCTTTGGATCAACAACAAGTTCGACTCGTCCATCGTGTTGCCGGACGGCGCGACATCGGCCACGGCGGCAGTCGTGCGCCTGGGCTGGCAAGACCCGACGACCTACCGCCCTGCCGCTGGAATGCTGCCGCGTGCGGACACCGGCACGAAGTTCATTGACGACTTCTACGCCCGCGACGGCGACGCCATCGGCCCGATTGTCGTCACCACGCGCTTCCCCGACATCGACCAGCACGTCGAATGGTTCAAGGCCAGCGCAGAGCTGTCGCACGCGGCCTCGCTGTCCCAGCATCCGCCTGATCCGCTGGACTCCTACGTGGCGAGCGACACCATAGGCAAGGAGGATCGCTTCTTGTCGAACCTCGCGCTGCCGAACACGAACGGCGTGCTCGCCACCGGCATCGTGGTCATGGCGCGCAAGGCTCCAACGCTCAACGCGAAGCTGGGCGTCTTCATGGGCGGCAATGCTGGCGCGGTGGCAGCGCGCAGCGACGTGCGCACCGTGGAATCGGATTGGCGCACGCAGTATGTGATGTTCGAGCCAGTCGGCGGCGACACGAAGGCGGGCATCGAAGCATCGGAATTCGGCATCAACGTAACAGCACCTTAAAAGGAAAACGATATGAGCATCAAACACATTGACGGCTTCGACCAGTACCAGGGCCAAAGCGATCAAGACCTTTTGGCCTCGCTGGCTGGCGCGGGCTACGTCTGCACCACCGGCCTCGACATCGTGCCGGGCCGCAAGGAGGGCGGCTTCGCGTTGGAGCTGCAAGTGATCGCGGGCGCTGCCGGTGATTCGTGGTCGCCGCGCACGAACAACGCGAAGAACAAGCTGAACGGCGCGGTCGTGTCGGCCACTGGCCGCTTCGTGGCTGTCGGCGACAGCGGCACCGCGATCTACAGCGATGACCTGAATACCTTCCTGCCGCTGATCATGGGCGTGGCCGACAACCTGCGCGATGTCCAGTGGGGCAACGGCGTGTTCATTGCGGTAGGTGCGAGCAGCACGATCCTGCGCTCGACGGACGGCAAGAACTTCGCGCCGATCACCGCACCGACTGCGGCCATCAACCTGCTGTCCGTGGAGACTGACGGCACCGGCAAGTGGATGGCGGTCGGTGCAACAAGCAGCGCGGCGGGCGCGATCTTCACTTCGACCGACGACGGCCTCACGTGGACGGCAGTGGCCGGTGCGGACGCGGGCGACAAGGTTCTCAACGACGTGGCGTATGGCGGCGGCACCTGGGTCATTGTCGGCGTCACTGGCCGCGTGATCACCACGCAGAACTTGACCGCCTTCACGCAGCGCGCATCCGGCACCACCGACAACATCACTGCCGTGGAAGTCAGCGACGCGGGCCACTGGTTCTTGGCCGCGACGAACGATCTGCGCCGCTCGATCAACGACGGTGTGACCTGGGCGTCGGCGGCTGTGAACATCGTGTCGGGGAACCTCAACGCGCTGGCCTTCTCCGATGGCCGCTGGATCGCAGTGAGCGGCAGCGGCGAGATCAGCATGTCGGACGACGAGGATACTTGGACGGCGGCCAGCGTGATCGGCGGCGGCATCGGTCTGAATGACGTGTTCGCGCTGCACAGCGGGCAAACTGGCTGGGTCGCAGTCGGCGACGTGCCGACAGCGCCGGGCAGCACCGCCGCGATCTACGTGTCGCTGGCACCGCCGACCACCATCAAGCGCACCTACACCGTGACCGGCAACAAGTTCACTGTGGGCTGGTGCCATCGCGCTACCGCACGCGGGCGTGTGCTGTCGGTGAAGGACGTACTGGACATGGACTGGCCCGCACAGATCGACCTGACGCCGACTGGCGGCGCTGTGGTGCACGGCGTTGCGATCCCGGCGCGCAACATCGACTACTACTACGAGCTGGTGATCGACAAAACCGCCATGACCGCAGACCTGTGGATCAACAACACGCTCGACGTGTCGTGCACGCTGCCTGCCGGGACTGACACGAAGACCTCGTTCGAGGTGACGTGGATGTCGGAGAACGGCGCTGTGACCCGCCTGGACGACTTCTACATGGTGGACGACTCCACCGCTGGCGGCGCGGAGATCGTTGACCGCATCGGGCCGATCCAGATTCCGCTGCGCCTGCCGACTGCCGACACGGCCACCGCCGAGTGGGTCACTGCATCCGGCTCCGCGCACTGGCCGATGATCGGCCTGCTGCCGCCAAGCGACGCATCGTATGTTCGCAGCGGCACGTCCGGCAAGAAGGACTTGTACACGTCCGACACGCCGCTGCCGGATGGCGCTGGCACGACGCTGCCGATCATCGCCGTGGGCGTCGTCGCGCTCGCGCTGAAAGGCGACATCGACAACCGCCAGCTCGGCCTGCTGGTCGGCCCGAATGGCGCGACGCAGAAGGAGGTTGTCGATACCGCCCTCTCGACCGTGCCAGAATACAGCTTTGCAGTGTTCGAGAAAGCGCCGGGCGACGTGGCCTGGGACGCGACGAATACCGTATCAACCCCGTTCGGCATTGCCGTTCGCCCGTAATTGAAAGGAAAATAGAATGGCTCTCAAAACCATGGACGGCTTCGACCAGTACGCCGCCAAGACTGAAACCGCTGCAAACATCACGTCCTACCTGCAAGCCGCTGGCTACGTGGTGAACAACGCGACCAACACCACCTTCAACATCGTTGACGGCCAGGACGCGAACTCGCTGGCACTGAAGATGACGATCACCGCAGGCTCGTCCACGCCGCCGTCGCTGTCCAAGACCATCAGCAGCGCTGGCAACATCGTGATCTTCGGCTACTCGTTCCGTGGTCAGACTTCGCGTATGCGCTTCGCTCGTATCGCGGGCGTGATCGACTTGGATTGGGACACCTCGACCGGCAAGATGAAGGTCGGCACGACGCTCGGCCAGGACGTGATCATCCTGAACGCCTACTGGTACATCGAGATCGTCATCAACAAGACCACCGGCAAGGTGGACGTGTACGCAAACGACACGCTGCAACTCGAAGTCGATCTGCCGGGCGGCGTCGGCACCGACTACACGATCACCTGGGGCATCACCGCCACGTCCTCGACCGCAGCGACCATCGAGATCGACGACTTCTACTGCGTGGACGATACGGGCGGCCAGAACAATGCGCGCCTCGGCCCGGTGCAGATCGTGACCCGTGCGCCGACCGCCGACGTGACGACGCAGTGGACGCCGGTAGGCGCGAGCGGTTCGCACTACTCGATCCTTGCGCAGCTCTCGCCGGGCGCATCGAACGCGCCGTACCTGCAAGCGAACGTGGACGGCAAGACCGACAAGTTCACCTCCAACGTGGTGCTGCCGAACGCGAACCAGATTTTCGCCGTGGCCCTGACCTCGTATGCGCGCAAGGGTGACTTGGACAACCGCCAGCTCGGCATGACCATCGGCACCACTGGCGGCGACGTGGAAGTGCAGGTCGCGCTCGACACCGCGTTCGGCTACAAGCAGGTGATCTTCGAGCAGGCACCGGGCGGCGCAACGTGGACGCAGAATCTCGTCGAGTCCTCGAACTTCGGCATCATCGCTCGATAAGAAAGGGAAGCACATGAGCACTCTTCACACCGAATCGTTCATCGCCTACCAGCCGGTGAACAGCAGTGACGACACCTTCACGACTGGCAACACGACTGCGCGCAACGCCGTGGCCGCGAACCTGCGCCGTGGCGGTCACGCTGTCACCATCGGCACGCAGGCCGCCGCGACCAGCGCGCAAGGCTGGGCCGTTCGCCCTGACCCGGTGAACCCGGATCGCAATGCGCTGTTCTTCTCGTCGGGCGGCTTCTCGGCGAACACGATGGCCGCTGCGATTCGCAAGACGCTGCCGCTGGTGGGCGCTGAAGCCATCGTGGGCGGCTTCTCGTTGTACATCCCGAACGAATACGTCAAGGCCACTTCGTCCAGTACGAACCCGTGCCTGCGCGTGATTGCGTGCAGCAGCGCCGACGCCTCCTGGGACGTGTCCAGTTCCGGCAACACGCACACTGGCCGCGAGGCATTCAGGATCACGCAGGACTTTCAAGTGCGCTGGGGTACGGACGCGGCGCAAAGCCAAAAGACGGTCGGCACCGGGCGCACCTACTTCATCGAATACCGCATCTCGACCAACGACGTGCGCGTGTGGATCGACGACACGCTGGTGATGCAGAAGACCGGCCTGGGCCTGAACGTCGAATGTATCGCCATCGCCTTCGAGCAGTGGTCGGCCACTGCGCCGAACGTTCAGCTCACCGGAGCCGCTGGCCGCTGGTCTGTCGGCAACTGGTACAACGTGGTCGAAGATGCCAACGCACCGAACGCTCGACTCGGCCCGTCCACTCGCGTGATCGGCGTGCGTCCGAACACTGATGTGGATGTGCACTTCACTCGTCCAGGCGGCTATGCGTCGAACGCCGCAGTGGCCGCGCTCGATCTGGTGGACTCGCCACCGGCATCGCTGCAAAGCTCGACTGTCGGCGATCAGGATATCTACAGCAGCACGACCGACACGACCACGGCCAGCGGCACGCTCATCCACTCGGTCGGCGTGAAGGTGCTGGCGTCGAACTTGGAAGCGAACCCGCACTCCATCCGCGCCGTGCTGCGCGCATCGACCGGCGCTGAAGTCACGCCGCAGAAGGCCCGCGAGCATCGCCTGCTCACTCCGATCTCGACCAAGCAGCTCAACGCGATTGCGAAGCGCCCGACTGACGGCAAGCTGTTCGCCTGCGGTAACTCCATCGCATTGCTCTCGAACGCGAACAACGGACAAGGTGCGTGGACGACCATCAGTGACGACGGTGGCACGATTCACTACACCAGCATCGGCTTCCGTTCGGACGGCTGGGGCATCATCGGTCGTAGCGACGGCAAGATTCAAACCATCGCGCCCGGCACCGACACGCCCGGCACCGCAATCGCTCCAGGGTCGAACGCCAACCAAGTCAACAACGTATTTGTTCTGCCGAACGGCGCTGCGATCCTTGGCTGCAATAGCGCCACGATGATGCGCGGCCCGACCGTGGCCGCAGGCACGCCGGACAACGTTGCGAACTGGACTCGCATCACCAGCTTGAGCGGCAATCTGGTGTACGCCGCATACGCACCTTCTTCGTCGGGCCTCGGCAGCGGCAACGGTCGCCTCATTCTCGTCAACAATGCCTCTCCGAGTTCCGTGCACCGCAGCGACGACCTTGGCGTAACGTGGTCTGCCGGTGCCGCCACTGGCGTGAATTCGGCGACCGCCGTTGCGTGGGACACGGCGGGCTTCACGCTGTTCGTCAACATCGGCGCGACCAACGCAGGCTCGTACCAGCGGCGCTCCACCGACGCCATCACATGGACGACTCCAAGCCCAGGCACGACGAGCAACGGAACCGCTGCCGGTGCGGCGAACTTCGCGGCCACTGATCCAGACAACACCGCGAACACCGTTTGGGCCGGTAATGGCGGCAACATCCAGTATTCGAGCAACGGCATCGACTTCCGCAACATCACGCGCTTCCAGAGCGGGAACATCTACGGCGGCTGCAAGGCGGCCAACGGCGACTGGCTGTTCGTCGGCGCTGCGGGTCTGCTGATCGCCTACAGTGCGGGCCTCGTCGATGGCTCAATGCCTGCGCTGGCAGGTTACACGCCGTATGCGAACTACACTTCCGTGAATCCGGCCACCTCGACGGCATGGACTGCCGCTGAAGCATCCGCGTCGCAGTTCGGTATGCGCCTCACTTCGTAAGGATCGCCCGTGGCCGACAAGACCTCACAAAGTACAAGCGTTCGTGAGAGCCTGGGCGGGAATAACGTCGGACGTAATATCGCGTCCGACGTTATCAACGTCGAGCGCGAACTGATCACAGGGAACGGCTTCGGCATCGACATCCAGGCTGACGTGCTGCCCGCCGTGGTGCGCGACTTCATTACCGGCAACGGCTACGGCAAGGACGTGTGGGGTGACGTGCTGCCCGCCGTGGCGCGTGACGTGCTGACCGGCGACGGCTACGGCATGACGTGGTACGGCGGGCTTGCACTGGCCGTGCGCGAGGTGCTGATGTGGCAACCGCCGTTCGGCATGAGCAGCAGTGTGCGCGAGGTGCTGTTGCAACTGCCAAGTGATCCACTCACGCCACACCAGCAGGTTGCCAACTACCGGCAGGCCGCGATCATGCTGCACCCTGCATACCCGGTGCCGAACACGGTCAAGTCTCCGCAGATCGTGCCGACGCTGCGCCAGCAGATCGCACTGCACGCCAATCGCGCCTGGGCCGTCAGCGACAAGTTCGCCAAGACACTGCGCCACCAGACTGTGCAGCGCCGCTTCTTCAGCGTGGCCTCGCAGACGTGGGGCAACGAGATCGTGGCGAAGTACGTGGAGCAGGTGGCCCTCTCGCGCAACAAGACTTACGTGGCCGTCTCGATGGACTACGTGAGGACGCTGCGCATGAAGGTCGTCCAGCACCGCGTCACCACACCGGCCAGTGCCGTGAAGAGCATGATCACGGCGTCCACGTTGCGTATGCAGATCGCACTGTCGCGCACCGCTGGCACCGGCCCGGTCATCACGACCACGGCTGATGTCGCAAGCCACGTCGAGCAGGTGATCCAGCAGCGCGCCGCGCCGACCGAGACGGTGATCGGCCCTGATCATGTCGCGCAAGAGGTGCAGCAGGTGATCCAGCGGCGTGCCGCGCCGACCGAGACGGTGATCGGCGTCGAGCGCACATCGAGCTACGTGCAGCAGCTCGCGCTGCGCAAGCAGTACGCGCCGCCGAACGCGACCGCCGACCGCTACGCCAAGTCGTTCTACCAGACGACGGCCTTGCGCAAGGAGACGGGCGGCGTGAACGGCAGCTTCGCCGACGTGCCGCAGATGCGTGTGCAGTATTGCCTGGGCAAAGACTATCCGTTGCCGCCCGATGTGATGAGTCCTGATTACGGGGTCATGGTTCCGCAGTTCATGATGCAGGCCGCGCAGCACAAGGAGACGGAATCGCCGCACGAGCTGCTGAACGCCATCTACGTGTACGACGTTGCGACGCAGCCGGTGGTGGCCGACACGTTCCCCGACAAGGACACGATCTGGTCGGAAGTGACCGTGACCACGTTGCAGCAGAAGGTCGTGGTGGCCGACGATAGCACCGTGTTCGATCCGACCGTACCGCAAAGCACCGTGGACGTGTTCTACCTGTCGAGCGCGCCCCTGGTGGCCGACGACAGCGTGCGGTTCGACCCGACCGTGCCGGTGAGCGAGGTGACGGCATTCACCGTGGGCCAATTTGCGGCCCTTGGAGACGTTTCGCTGCCCGACCCCTACTTGCCGACCTCCACGCTCGATGTGCAGCTTGTAGGGGCCATGCCGGTGCTTGGCGAGCCATTCGCCGATCCGTTGGCACCGACAAGCCCTGTAGATGCGTTCACCGTAGCGCAAATGCTGGTACTGGTCGATCCCCTGTTGCAGCGCATACCAGCCAGGGTGAACCGCCGCAGGCCGGTCTTCTCTGTTTCCATAACGTAAGAAGGTTTTCAGCCGGGGGTATAATCGCTCCCGGCTGTACAACCCTTCAACCAAAGTACCCTTACCACAGGGGGAATTCACAATGGATCAAGCTAATGAACGACCAGCACAAAGCAGCGAGCGGCGAGGTGCAGGTGGTGATGGCTGGGTCGTTGGCATGGATAGGAGGCGACCGCTGATGCGCCTCGACTTCACGCTCAACATCCCGACCATCCTGTCACTGCTCGCAACGGTAGTGGCCCTCGTCTCTTCCGGTATCACCCTTTACAACGGCCTGGACAAACGCCAGATGACCGCCGAATTCAAGATCGACAAGCTGGATCAGCGCGTCGAGAAGAACGAGGTGGCCGTGACCAATCTGCGCGAAGAACAGAGCAGGAAAGAAGCAGCCCTGCGCGCCGAAATGAAGGGCGATGTGGCCGAGATCAAAGACTTGCTGAACCGTCTCTACTACGGCCCGGCAGTCAGCCAGCGCGCACCGCAACGCGCACTCAACGAATGGAGGAAGTAAATGTCTTCGACACCACGCGGCATCCGCAACCACAATCCGGGTAATCTGGATAAAGGGTCTGCGAAGTGGCAGGGTCTAGCCCCGCCAGATCAGCAGACCGACTCGCGCTTCGCAGTCTTCATCGACCCCACCTGGGGCATCCGCGCCATCGCACGCACCTTGATCTCCTATCAGGACAAGTACGACATCCGCACGATCCGCGCCATCATCGCCCGTTGGGCACCACCTTCCGAAAACAACACGCAGGCATACATCGACATCGTGTGCGCGATGTCCGGCCTGGGCGCTGACCAGCAGCTCGACATGCACACCTACGCCCACCTGAAGCCTATCGTGGAGTGCATCATCCGCCACGAGAACGGCAACGGCCCGAAGTCGAACACGAACTCGTGGTATGACAGTGCGACCGTTGACGCTGCGTTGTCGCGTGCCGGTGTCGTGAAGGCCGCGCCCGTGGTGGCCGCCGTACCCGTAACCAAGGAAACCGTGGCCGCCACCGGCACCGCTGGCCTGGGCGTGGGACAACTGGCCGACGTAGCGCCGCAAGTGATGAACGCCATCGACAGCCAGCAGGATCACATCAACAGCGGTTCCTGGGTGCGCATCATCCTGGGCGTGGCGACCATCGGCCTCGCGGTCTACATCGCCTACTCGCAGGTGAAGAAGCACCAGCAGGGCGTGGTGGCGTAATGGGCATCCTGCCCAGGCTTCAGAGCTGGGCCTTGACCGCTTTGGCGGTCTTGGCTGTCCTGCTCGGTGCATACGCCATGGGCGGTCGGGCGGCTCGCCGTTCGACCGAACAAAAGTACAAGTACGAGAAAGCACGCCGCGAAGCTGCGGCAGCAGAAGGAGCACATAATGCGCAAGTTCAAGTTGGCGGCCTACGCCATGGGGGCGCTGCTGACGAGCTGCGCCGTGACTGGATGCGGAATGACCAGGGAGAGGGAGATCAGGGAAGCGACGACTGACTCAACCTACTGCAACACTGCGAAGCCGATCTACATTGCAAAGTCGGACGCGATCAGCGATGAAACGGCCCGGCAGATTTTGGAACACAACCTGACGGGTAAAGCGCTGTGCGGGTGGGGGAAGAAGTAGCGATGTATAATCGTGGTGCGCAACGTAGTAGCGCGGGAGTCCATGCTTTAAGGCCCGGTTCATCGCCGGGCCTCTTTTTTTTTACAGCTCGTCGTCCAGGGTGATCGACGTTGCGGCCATGATCCCGGCCTTGTGGACTAGACCGCATCGGAAGTCAGCGAAGTTCGTGATCTTCTGGTGGGCGACCATCAACTCACTGCCGGTGCGCGCCATCAGGATCACCTGCACACCGGCCACCTCAATCGCGGTCACGACCCCTTTGTAGCAGGCCGCCCCCTTGTCCACCTTCAGCACGTACTCGCGTGGCATCTTTAGCTTCCTTCCCATCTTCTGTTGGCGGCGGCGCTCTTCTTCCGGCTGCTGGTCGAGCAGCTCATCCTTCCAGTCCATGATCGCTCTCCCGACGCCGCTGCGCCCCGTTGATCATGAGGTGCAGGCTCGCCATGATGACGGCCAGCTCCATGCGCTTGCGGGCGTTGTAGTACGGGTCGTTGTCCCGCAGCACCTCGAACATGGAGCCGGTCTTGTCCTTGTGCGACATCTGCAAAATCGTGCCGCCGCCGTTCGCCATGTACTGCACCGAGAGCTGCAACGTCGTCTCGATGTGGTAGGCGTCGGCGAAGTCGTTCAGCGGTGCGAACGTGTTCTTGCTGTACGGCGTGGTCGGCGCAAGTTGCAGGCCGCCCAGCAGCGCGTCCCAGCGTGCACCTTCCGGCACGATCACGCCGATGGCCTCGGCAGCTTCGCGGGTCAGTCGCTCGGCGTGCGAGCGGTCGCCGATGCGGCTCATTTGCCCACCGCCGCGTGGTGCTTCTTCAGTGCGGTGCTGGCCTGGGCCACCATGCGCTTCAGCGTGTTCTTCTGGTGCTCCCAATAGGCGTGATCGTCGCTGGTGCTGGTCGCTTCGCACACGGCCTGCATGGCGCTGATGGCGCGCATGAAGTCGCCCTGGTGCGACACGACATCACGCAGGCAGTTCAGCGCGTCGTCGTTCAGGCCGTCAGGCTTCACCTCGAACTTGCGTTCGCCCATCGCCTTGCGCACCGCGTCGATCATGGCCTGCGGCGCTTCGCCAGCGTCGATGCGGATCACGTTCACTTCGCCCACCGGCACGCCCAGCTTCGACGCGAAGAACTTGGCCGCGTCCAGGGCTTGCGCGTCTTCGTCCGGCAGCTTGATATCGTCGGCGGTCAAGTGCTCTTTCAGGTTGCCGCACTCTTCGACGGCCACGGCGCGGGCCACGGTGCCGATGGTAAGCATCAACGACTTGGTGAAGTCCTTGCGGAATTCGGCGCTGCCGATCAGCTTCTCGCCGTGGGCCATGTCGAGCATCTGGCCGAACTCGCGCTCCACGGTTTCGTACACCTGCTTCATGAACGGCGTGATGATTTTAGGCTCCGCGACCTCCACGCGGCGCGTCGGCGCTGCGCTCATGCTGCTGGCGACCCACTTGCTTTCGCTGTCGGTGTGCACGGCGTCGAGGATGGCGTGGTGCGCGTTCAGCCAGTCCTGCACCAGATGGCCGACCGCGCTGCCCAGCATCCAGCCGCGAGTGCGACCGTTCTGGAAGATGACGTTCAGCTTCACGCTGCTTTCGTCGTCGCCGGGGTGCATGTCCACGCGCATCACGTCCTGGGCGTACAGGCGCACGTCGTTGCCGTTGCTGGCGGTGAAGTCGATAAAGTCGGAGAGCTTGTTCATGGTCTTGTCCTTGAAGTGTTTGTTGAAGTGTTCGATGAGGGCGTGCGCGTTCGCGGCGTCGGTGTTGAAGTGCAGCGGTTCGATGTGGTCGCCGCCATTCAACCTGATGATCAGGGTGACACCGCCGCCCGATGGCGGACGCTTGCTGCGACGGATCGACTTTGCAAGGCGCAGATCGAGCAAGACGCTGCCCGCATAGGTCGGCAGGGGATAGATGTGCTTCACAGTTCGTCCTCGTCTGCGATGAGTTGTTTGAGCGGCTTGTCCATGGACAGCTTCTCCATGCAGTTCGCCACGCGGTTGCGCTTCGGCCAGCCGCTCGGCAGCTTCTCGCCGACCCAGGTGATCTCCCACTCGTCGCCGTCCAGGCCGTCTTCGTGCTTGATGGTCATGGTTCCCCATTCCACGGCCAGGATGCCGAATGCGCCGATGACCGGGACACCGGCTTCGAGCAGGCGTGCGGTGAGGTAGTTGCCGCTGTTGACCGGGCTGTACTCGGCCAGTTTGCCGGTGCGCGGCATGACGCCGACCAGCTCGTCGCGGGTGAAGGTCTTCTTGATGGTGACTTCCTTTGCCATGCTCTGTTCCTTTTTGAATTGTCGCTCGAACTGTGCAACGCCAGTGACGACATCGCACAGTCCAAACAGCACGGCCTGATCCGCCTCGGCGTCGTCGAACGTCTCGAAGAGACAGTCGCTCTCCGGGTGAAAGATCAGGTGCCGGGCCATGTTACTTGCTCGCGCCGTGCTTGATCTCGGTGCGCAAGTCGGCGATGTGGACGCCGTGCTTGTTGAAGATCATCAGCGTGTCCTTCGTGGATGCGCCCAGGTCGGTCAGCCACGTGAAGCCTTTCGGCAGCTTGGCGAACACCTTGGCCGTGTCAGCGCCGTTCTTCACGCTGATGGTCGGCACGCTGTCGAACGAGTCCGACTTCTTGCGGGCCGGGCGTTCGATCACGACCTTGCCGATCTTGATCTGCGGGATCAGGCGGCGGGCGTCCACCTTGGCGGCGACCTTGCGGGCCGCTGGCTTGTACGACGCACCGGCTGCGCGATCTTTGTCCAGCTCGGCCTGTACCTTGCGCGCCGTGGTCTTGACGCCGACCACCTTGCGCTCGTTGGCGATGTCCTTGGCGAGCTGGCCGACCTTCACAGCAGGCTTGGCTGCGGTCTTGATGGCCTTCGCTGCGGGCTTGCGGGTCACTGGCTTGTCGATCATGCGCTTCGCGCCAGCGGCGGCCACGGTGCTGATTGCGGTTGCCAGGGTTTGCTTTGCTGCGGTTTTGCGGGTGGTAGCCATGTGTATCTCCTTTAGGTAAATGGCGTTACAGGGTAAAACAGTGTCAAATGATTTACAACTCGTCGTCGATGCCCAGGCGGGCTTCCAGTTCGGCGATCTTTGCTCGTTGGCGCTTGAGCAGATTGCCGCGCTGGATCGCCTTTCGTTCTGCGGCCCACATGCTGTCTTGCAGGTGGTGGAAGTGGGCCTTGTAGCTATCAGCGTGATCCAGGGCGACCTTCAGCAAACGGCGTAGGCGTGCGACTTCGGTTTCTTCAGAGTTCGTCATACGGGCCTTCCTCGCGCCAGATGCGGACACCGTGGCACAGGTAGATTTCGTCATACTCAGTCTCGACGAACTTTGCGCCCACGCCGAGCTTCTTCAGTGGGCGGCGCAGGAACTCGACATCCTCACGGGTGACACCTTCGACGAAGAATGACGCACCGATGCGCATAGCGCGGATTTTGGCGACGAGTGATTGGGTCGCTTGTGAAGTACGCGGCATGGCCGTTCCTCCTTACAGTTCGTCGTCGGCGGATTCCCCGCCCTCGGACATGGCTTCTCGCAGCAGATCGACGATCACGCCGATGTACTTTGCGTAGAGCCAGTAGGTAGCGTGCGCGTCTTCGTGCGTGCGCAGCTCGTCTTTGTCGGCCAGCTTCAGACCCTTCACGACCCACTTCTCGGTGAGCGTGAACTGCGCTGCGTCCTTGCCTTCCACCGTGTCGAACATGGTCATGCCGATCTCGGTGGCGTGGTAGCTGTTGTCGAAGAGCTTCTGCACGTCGGCGTGCGACAGGTCACGATCCTTGATGCGGGCCGTGGCCTTGTCGTCGCGCTTGAACACGCCGGACGTGCCAGCGTCGAAGCGGTAGGCATAGTCTTCGTCGTCAAAGTGGAACACGCCATCCTTCGCAAGCTGGGTCATGTGGAAGTTGATGTGCTCGAAGTCGAAGTAGTGCGGCTCGAAGTCCACCTTGCGCGCCTGGGCGAGCTGGTTGAAGATCGAGTGGGCCTGCTCCATCTTCTTCGCGCTGGTCGTGCAGAAGACGATCTTGTCCTTGTACACGAGGATCGGCATGATCGTGTCGCGCACAAACGCCTTCGGCAGCAGGTACGCTTCCGCCTCGTCGCGGGTCTGCGCGTATTCCTGCTTGGTCGGTGCGCGCCCGGTCTGGTCGAACAGCTTCTTCAGCCGCTTCGCCAGCTCCTTGTCACGCACTGCGCCCGGCAGAATCTTCTCGCTGAACTTCACGAACATCAGGTGGGCGGTGCCGTCCAGGCTGTGCACGAAGCTGCCCTCTTCAAACGGTTCGACAAGGCCGTAGCTGATCCATGCGTCAGCGCCCGGCTCGATGTGCTTGAAGCCCGCGATGATCTCGGAAGTCTTCTCCGGGTTCTTCACGGCCTTCCCGCACCACGTATGCAGCGCCGCGCCAATGGCAAACGGCATTGCTGCTTTGATTCCCTTCAACTTAGCCATTACAGTTCCTCTTCTTCGCTGGCCTGCGGTGGATGATGGATGTCCGGGTTGCGGCTCGTGTACGGGGTCACGATGTCGCCAGCGCGGGTGCGCTTCTCGGCCACCTCTTTCTTGAACGTCAGATAGATCGCCCCGCCGTTCTTCGGCTCGATGATGTAGCCCAGGATCGCGCCGGTCATGGCCGCTTCTCCTTCGGGCAGTTCCCCATCTTGCGGCAGTGTTCGCACTTCTTCGAGCACTTAACCACGGTCGTCTCCTTTCACGCGCAGATCGAAGCGCATGTAGTTACCATCGGGGATCATCTCCACGCGGCAGCGGTCGTTGACGGTCGCCACGGCGTCCAGATCGAGCAGCAGGGACGACATGCCCGACTGCTCCATGATCGCCATGGCGGCCACCGGCAGCGTCAGCTCCGTGCGGGTCTTGTACTGCTGCTTCAGCAGCTCTTCGACCATGTGGTTCTGATCCAGGGCGTTCGCGTGACCGGCGTTGAACGCTTCACGCACTGCGGCGGTCACGATCCGCTGCACAGCGTCCACCGTGCGCGGGCTGGTCGGGTCGAGGTGATTGGGCATCGCGCCGACCGTCTTCTTGATGATGGCCGCTTTCACGTCGGCCTCCTTCGGCTTCGGTGGGGCAGCGCGGAGCGCGGCACCGGCCACCAGCAGGCCGATGTTCGACAACCCGTTGATGCTTTTCTCTTTTGCCATGATTTCCTTCCTTAGTTGAGTTATGTCAGTATAGCTACAGGGTTTTTCCCTGTCAACACATTTACATTACAGCTCTTCCTGATCCGTGGTGTAGCCGCGCCAGTCGAAGCGCTCGCGGAACAGCACCTCTTCCCCGGTGCCGCCGAAGAACTGATCGTTCGGCGGACGCTTGATCTCGTCGTCCAGGTCGGGGTCGTATTCCAGCGGGTGCGACCAGCCCAGGTGCTTGTCGAACCAGCGGAAGTGCGACGCCGGTTCGTCCTCGGTCTTACCGTAGGGCCACGCGATGCGGCACTGATAAGGCCCGGCATGGGCGGGAGTTCCGCCAGTACCGGGAAGCCATGCGGTGAATTGCTTCATTTAGTTTTCACTCCAAAGAAGGCCAGGGGGATATCCTTGTACTCGCGCCGTGGCCGCACAGGCGGCGGTGGCGGGGCATTCGGATCAGGCCCGTGTTTATAGGTAGCGCCGCTGACGACGCCGTTCTTCCACTTCGCGCTGCCGTGGTAGTGGACGCGCCTGTCGGCCAACATCACCTTCAGGTAGCGGCTCACTGTGCCTACCGAGCACCCCAGCTCGTCGGCGATTTCTTTTTGGGTGCAGCCAACCACGCGGAACCTGCGAGACTTCATCAGGTCGATGATGTCCTGCGTGACCTTGCCTGCACCCCGGTCGGTCTTCCGTTCCACCATTTACATCCCCGCATCGCCGTGCAGCGCGTTGTCGGCCTTTGCGGGCGCGAACGGCTGCTGTTTGAACTTGGCGATGTACTCGCGGTGCAGCATCTTCACGCCGTCCACGAGGAAGCCCCACGGGCCGACATAATCGCCGAACGCGAAGCACGTCCAGGCACCGTTCACCGGGTCGTACAGGCGCGTGATCTTGTGGAACTGCTGGTGGGCCAGTGTGGTCGTGCTGCCGGGCGGACGAGCATACAGCACGCCGATGTACTGCTCGTTGTCGTAGTGGTCGCGGATGTCCATCTCGCCGACCACGTTGGCCTCGTCGAAGAAGGAGCGGTAGCCGTCTACTTCCTCGGCGCGCAGCTCTTCATAGCCGCCGCGCATGATCCACGTGCGTGCGTTGAACGGGTGGTCGTGCAGGTGGCGGTCGGCGTCCGGCAGCAGGATATTGTGGACGCGGATCGAGAACGGCAGCAGTGGATACTTGCGTACCCATTCACCGTTATCCTTCTTGGTCAGCGGGTTGAACAGCCAGTAGCGCGCCATGTACACACGACCGCTGTTGTCGCCCGCGTAGATCGGGTCGTCGGGCGTGCGCATAGCGCGGTTGATGATCCAGTCGCGGATGCGTGGGCGGGACAGCAGGTATCCAATCATTTGTTCTTCTCCTTTTCGATAATGATGCGTGAGCCGATGCTGATGGTGTTCGGCTTCGGGCTAGGGTAGTACCAGCACAGCCACCAGAAGTCTTCACCTTCGCGCTTCCAGCACTTGCCGTCGTAGCAGCCGGACGGATAGCTGCTCGAATATTCCGGCAGTGCGTCGATCTGCGATTTCGTGAGCAGCACATGCTCGCCATCCATCGGGGCATGGCGAATGTCTGCCGGTTGCCGCCAGTGCTTACCCAGCGGGTCGGTCATCGGCGGAATCTCGTTCCACTCTTCGAGGCCGTGAACGATCATAAAGGGCAGCGCGACGCCTGGATGTTGAGCGATCATTCTCGATCTCCATAGTTTTCAATTACCTGCTCGGCCAGGATGACCGGGCAACCTTGTTCGTGCTCGTACTGGCCGACCACGTTGTCGTCCTGCTTCGGCGCGAGGCAGAAGGTGCACACGCTCATCGTCTTGCCGAACATCGGCATGTTCATCACCGACGCCTTCAGCAGATTGCGGGCCAGCGTGAGCGCGTGACGTTCGGCTTGGCCGAGCGGTTGTGGCTCGTTCTCGGCGCGGAAGTGTGCAGCGAGGCGGCGGTCTTCGCCACGCTTCGTCCCTTCAGCGCTGCGACGCTGGCGTTCGCGCTTCAACTCCTTCTGGCAATCGCCGCAGCTCACGCTGTAACCCTTGGCCGATTCAGCGTCAAGCGCCTGGACGTGACCGCACATGCTCTTGTCCTCACCCTGCCACAGCGCGTGCATACGGGTCGAGCCGATGATGCGCACGACCCGGTAGCAGTCAACCAGCGGCTTGTTCGTCACTCGGTTCATCTTCGACCTCCTTCAACAGTCCACGGGCAAAGAGCTGGTCGGCCACGCGACGGATCAGCGCCAGATCAGGCACGTCATCGTCGGCGATGATCTCTTCGACAGCCTTGTCGATCTTGGCGATCAGCTCGTCCGTCTCCGCGTGGTTTTCGTCGTGCTTGGCGGCCAGCATCAAGCCGCAGGCCAGGATGCGGAAGCGGCGACCATCGGCCAGGAGCGCGGCCCACATCTCGCGGCCACGCTTCAGTGCCGGGTTTTCCGTGCGCTTCTGCGCCAGCTCGATCACGTCGTCGAACAGATCGCCGCCTTCGTTCAGATCGTCGTGGAGCATGATCGTCACGCGGTCGCGCTGTTGCTGTACGAACGCTTCGATGATGTACTGCGCGAGACCCACCGCGTTGTCTTCGCTGGGGCTATCTTTGAAGGCGTGCAGAGCATCCTCGACATTTTTCTCTTCGGTGATCTTCAGCGCGTCTTCCCATTTCACTGCATCAGTCATTGCCTTTCTCCTTCTTTCCAAGTGCCGCTTCTGCCTGCTGGCGCAAGCCCTGGGCGGCGGTTGTCAAAATGTGTGCGAAGGTGCCTTGCCCTTCAGCCTTCTTGCGTGCTGCCGCTTCTTCCATGCGCTCGGCCAGCGCCATGTCCTCGAACGCCACCTTGACCCGCTTCATGGTCGCCAGCAGCGCTTGCGGGTCGTCGGTGAAGCGCCTCGCGGATTCGGTCGAGATGTTCGCCAACGTGGCCGCGTTCATCCGGCGCAGCATCATGTTGTCGGCCAGCGTCGGGTCGTAGATGCCGCCGAACGGGAAGGCCGATTCGTTCAGCAGGCGCGGAATGTCCACGGGCTGCGGGCGCTGTTCACGCTTCGGCAGATCACGCGGTTGCGGCGCTGGCGGAATGTCGCGCTTGACCGGCGCAGGCATTGGCGCGCTGCCGGTGAAACGCAGCTTCAGGTCGCCCGGAAAGGTGAAGCCGTGGCGCTCGGCGATCTCTTTTTCGGTCGGCATGATCACAGCCCCAATCGCGCAATGGTTTCGTGGATGGTCGCAACGTTCCCGCCCAGGTGGTGCGGGTTCTCCGCGATCTGCATCTTGCCGCCGATCTTCTGCGGCAGTACCGTGTTCGTGTACAACAGCTTGGCCGTGGTGCTGACGGCGACCGCGCTGGTGTCACGCTTGTCGGCGGCGAGGCCGTCATGCACCGCCTTGATAAAGTCCGGCTTATACTTCCGGCGCACTTGGATTTCCATCGTTTGCTCCTTCTTGTTGTTGATCGGGTTGTGGGGATTCTTGGGATTCTACGCCAGCGCCCGGCACCGGCAATTTGCTGAAGTCCGTGTTCTCGTCGATCACGATCATCTGCAAGCCGGTGGCCGCCAGCTCGTCGAGCAGTGAGCCTTGCTGCAACGCGGCCATGTTCTGCGATGGCGTCAAGCGCGGATCGTATGCGCCGCTGCAACCGCTATCCAGCACATACGGCTTGTCGAGCTGCGTCACGATGCCGCCCGTATGCAGCTTGGCGCTCTCGTGGTGCTTCGTGAGCCACACGCACTTCGGGTAGCACGAGTTCTGCGGCCACACGCCATACTCGACGGCCTGGGCGCACGCCATTGCGCACTCCTTATGCTTCGGCATCTTGTCGCGCTCCATCAGTCCAGCGACATGCTCGGCCTCGATCTTCGTCATGACCTTGTTCGCCATGCTGCTGACCATTGCGCGTGCGTCCTTCAGCTTCTCGGCGCTGTTGTTCAGGCCCAGGCTCTCGGCCATGCGCTCCGTCTCACTGATCTGCACCGCGAGGGCCGCGAGCTGTTTGAAGAACGGTTCGAGCTTATTCATCTTCCACAGTCTCCGGTTTAGGGAACACGATCTGGTCGCGCAGGCGGTTGAACTCGGACTTGCCGTACTCGATCTGCTGCTTGCGCTCTTCCCAGCGCTCGCCGTCAATCGAGAGTTCGATGTGGTTCTCCACGAGGTTGTTCAGGTATTGCGGGCGCAGCGCATCCAGCTCCCACGACTTCGTGCCGAACTTCTTGGCGTAGTCCTTGAAGCGCGAGTCGGTGGACTTGGCCGGGTTCGGCGGCGGCTTCTGTGCGTTGATCTGATCCATGTTCAACGCGATGCGGTCGAACTGCACGTAGTCGCCACGCTCGTCGCTGCGGCAGAACATATTCACGCCTTCTTCCAGATCGCGGCTCATGTCGATGCCGGACGGGTCATGGTCGCCCAGGTGCAGGATCGTGACCGACTGGCCCGCGTCCATGGCCGGGATCACCATGCGTTCGCAGAACTCGCGGACAACCGTGCGCGAAGGATAGCCGCGTGCGGCCAGCAGCGGCACGTCGTAGCTGTGGCAGGTGCGTTGCAGCACGCCGACCAGGGCTTCCTTCTCGACGATGACGAACACGCGCTCTGGCTGGTTCTCCCACAAGTCCATGTGGAAGGTGCGGGCGCAGATGTGCATCAGCTCTTGCGGGTTCTCCCACGACGAGCGCGTGATGAACTCGCGGGTGCGATCTTCAATCGCGTCCCAATCCATCAGGCCAGCGAGGCGGGCGTCGTTGCACACGCTGGTGATGCGCTTGTACGACTGCTCGGTGTTTTCGATCTTGGCCGCCGCGACGAGCTGGTAGTAGAGCTGGCGCACGGTCAGCACAAAGCCCTGCTGCTGGTAGTCGCGGATGATGCGGTTCATCTCTTCGATCAGCACCAGCGTGTCGGCGCGGAAGTTGAAGTCCTTGTAGTGTTCGCGGGCCATGCTTAACGCTCCTTATTCCACAATGCGTTGATCTTGTTCATCGCGGCGTCCAGGGCCACGATGGCGTCTTTCTGTGCTTCGGTTCCGACCATGTACTCCGGGCAGGAGTCGATAGCGGTGATGAGTTCACCCTTCACGCGCACGGCGAAGCGGTCGTAGTTTGCGACGCGCATCTCCGTGGCCGGGCGGTTGATGAGGGAAGTCCGTGCCATGATCGCCTTTTAGAGTTGTTCAAATTTGGCGAGCTTGCGCTTGAACTCGTCGCGCTGCACTTCGGCGAGGTTCGCACGCTGGTTCAAACTGTCGATGCGGCTGCGGGCTTCGGCCAGCTCTTTGCGCAGCTTGTCGGACTCGCTGCTGTCGAGCCATTCGACGAACTTGCCCAGCACGTCCTTCGCCTGATCCTTCTCGGTGTCGAAGCGCTCGTCGCTGTGCGTGTCGTCACGGCTTTCCACGAAGCGCTCGATGTCGGCCTTCAGGTGGCCCATGGTGTATTCGCCGCTCATCATTCTGCCCCTTCCCTGATCTTGTTCATGCGGTTGCGGATGCTGTTCTGTTCCAGCGCCAGGACTTCTTCGTCGATCTTGACTTGGCGGCGCTGCTGCAAGGCGATGAATGCGTCGTTGTGCGCCGAGCGCTCGGACAGTTCGATGTTCTCGGCGCGCTTCTCCAGAATGCGCTTGTAGCATTCGGTGCGTTCCAGGCGCAGCTCGCACAGGCGCAGGCGGTCGTTGTTATCGCGGCTCATCACAGCATCCCCATCTGCGACAGTGCGCGCCACACGTTCAGGGTGATCAGCTTCGGCGTCGGCATCTCGTCACGGGTCGGAATGCGCACGACCGGCTTGGCCTGCTTCTTCGCCTTGCCGTTCGAGATCACGCGGTAGCGGCGGTCGCCGTTGTCGGCCATGGAGAACGCCAGGGCGCGTGCTGCCGCCAGCTTGGCCTTCTCGGTGTCCACCGTGTACGCGCCGTCTTCGAGGCGCACGAATTCCGGCGAGATGATGCGACCTTGCGGGTCAAGGAAGCACGCGCCGTACATGCGCTCTTCTTCGCGGATTTCCGCCTCGCTGGCTGGATTGACTCCCCTGAGCAAAATCACAGGCAGCTCGCCCGTGACGGGAATCTGGTGGACGTTGACCTTCAGGGTGTCGATGCCTTCGACGGTTTGCTTCAGTTCCATTTACAGTTCCTCCTTCGCCATTTTGGTGATCTTGCTGGTCAGCTCGCGCTCCTGGGCTTTCAGCTTGCCGATGGTGCCGCGAACAGCGCGCATCTCTTTGTCCATGCCCTTCACGGTTTCTTCCTTGTTCTTGATGTCGGCCAGCAGGTTCGTGCGTTGCTGGCGCAGTGCTGCGATAGTGGTCATGCCTGGGTTCTCCTTCTTATTCGGTGCGGGTGACGAGGGCTGCAACGTAGATGCCGCTGTTGCAGATGAAGTGCGTGCATTCGATGCTGTACTGCGAGTTCTCGATGCGGCGCTTGGCCGCCGAGATGGACGACGTGACGTTGTTGCGCAGGCGCTCCTTTTCTGCGGCCAGCACGTCGCTCATTTCGTCGGCCTTCACTTCACCGTCGATCCGAACGACTTTCGCCGCTGGGTCTTGGCCGACTTTCAGATCGACCAGGGTGGACGTGAACGAGCTGGCGCGTGCACGACTTGGCAGGGGCACGTCAGTTTCTACACCACCGGCTGCTGCGATCAGCTTGGCCTGTACTGACTTGCGAGGTTCTTTCATTCTAGTTCTCCTATTCAATGAATACTACGAAACGAACAATATCACCACCACGAAAACCCTGTCAACAAGTTTTCGTAAATACGGTTTCGCCACATGGAACTCGCTGGGGTTCTCAAGTAAGCCGGAACTCGAAACTCACAGCCTGGGATTTAAATTTTAGAACAGGCCAGGGTTTTGAAGTAAGGGGAAACCATAGTCTCGCGCCCACGTATATGTACCGGCGACGATCGCCACGGTGTTGCCCTGGTTGAAACCCTGTTGGCAAAAACATAGCGAAAAAGGCGAAAAGCCCGTAGGTAAAGGCGGTATGCGAAATTTGCATGGAATCGGCGACAGGGGATTGACGGGGCGGCGCTAGGCGTGGTGCAATCTGACTTGCCCGCCAATTTCGGCAGGCGTCAAACAACCTTGAAAGGGCTTACACCATGAACCAAAACGCTACCGTTACCCGTGACTACATGGCCGCCGTTGCCGTGTCCGCCGTCGCAATCTTTGCAGGGTTCAAAGATGCGGGCATCCGCCACATGGGCGGCATCACGATTAGGGATTCGTCTGTAACGTGGCATCCGCTGGACTTGTACAAGCAAGCAATCGGGCAGGACGGTTACGGATGCGATTACATCTATGAAATGCTTTCGAGCTGGGCAGCTATGGTGCATGAACTTTGGACGGCCTGCCTTGCCGCCGACGACTTCGATAGCGTGCCGGGCGTGTTCGATTACGAAGTGTCCGAAGAGTTCGGCGCGTGGTTTTGGGCTAAGTCTTTCGAGCTGCGCAAAGAGCTGGGCGAAGATGGCGGCCCAGCGGAACCGCCGCACGAAGCCTGCGCGCCAGAGCTGGGCCGCCTCGTGTGGGAATTCTTCGGCCAGCGCGGCACGGACGCGGGCGCACTGTCCCGCGATGGCGGCATCGCGGACGCAATCCACGCTATTACCGGCTACCGTGCCGCCGTTGAGTGACGCCATGTTAGCGGCCCTTGTCTATTCGTCGCTCATTGCGGCGGCCTTCTTCCTTGTCGCGGTCTTGTGGAAACACGAGGGGCCGCTGTGGGGTTTAGCCTTTGGCGCGCTAGTGTGCTTTGCCGCCTTCTGCTAATTTGCAACAAACCTGTTGACAGGGTTTTTCCCTGCCGTCATAATTGCCACAAGTCAACGCAATTACAGGGTTTTTCCCTGTCAACCGATTAGCAGATAGAAAGGGCTTTAACATGGACATCCAAGAAATTGACTTTTACGAATTCCTTTTAGCTACGGTGAAAGTCTCGAAATGATCAAGTCCGATAACATGGCCGAAGGCTGGATTTTCCGG